TTCCTGTTGAGGAGTGTAAAGAGTTTAGACCTGATGGAACTGTTAATCCTGAGGGGAAAGATAGACGTACATCAGTTAAGAGTATTTTATTGGGTAGACATTAATGCCCCTTTTATATAGAAATGTATAATAGCAAAGTTGGTGAACTCTTATCAGAGGTGTGACCTAATAGGTTGCTATCGGTGAAACCCTACCTATCTAAAAATAGGGGGCAATACCGAGCCAAGTTCGATATAATATTTGACCATATAATTCTTGTTCGGTATCATGTATGGTGAGGCAATACAAAAAGAGTATAATTTATATGGATTTAGATGGTATTATATCGAGAAGGTGTAGAGACTATTCCGTAAGGAAGTACAAATATTATTGATACATATTTGGAAGTGCCAACTACCTAAGTCATTAGATAAGGTAAAGAGATAGTCCACCCCCATTAGTAATAATGGATAGAGTGATTATGTATGGACGTGGAACCAAATCAATCGCAGAACAGATTGGAAAGTCTGAGGCAGAGGCAGAGAAGATTGTAGATAATTTCTTTAAGGGATTCCCTGTAATTAAAGAGTATCAACAAGGAGTAATCTATCGAGCAGAGAAAACAGGTTATGTATCGACTTTATTTGGTCGCAAAAGACGTTTACCTGATATGAAATTATCGAGAGATGATTATAAATATCAACAAGCATATCGACAAACAATTAACTCAGTAATTCAGGGAACGGCAGGTGACTTAATGAAACTCGCCATGAAAAATATCTATTATAATGAACGTATTCAAGAATTAGGAATCAAGATTTTAATGACGATACATGATGAGTTGATTTGTGAAGTGCCTAAGGAACACGTTAAAGAGGGAGCAGAGTTAATCTCTACACTAATGAAAGAAGTGGGAGAGAAAGCATTAGGATTACCTATGAAGTGTGACATGGAAGTATCAAATTATTGGTATGGGGAGAGTGTGGAAATTGAATAATCGAGAAGAGGGAATGATGTAGGAGGATAGTATGATTTTAGGTAGTGATTTGGATTTAGTGATAGGATTGATTTTGATTTATTCAGGTGTTCTATGGATGGTTGGTTTGTTATGTAGTGGATTTAGTTTAGAGGATTGCTATAAACCTTGTATAGCCATTAATATATTTATAATCATAATTATATTTGGGGCATATCTTATGTCAGGAGGATTATAAGAAAGAGGGTAATACCTCTTTTTTTTATTTTATTTTAAAATGTTTTAAAAGATTTTTTACAGATGGGTTATATATATTTGTAAGTTAAAAAAATAGGAGGTTACAAGTATGAATGATTTATCGACGAAATTGGAAGAGTTCCGAATCGCTAAGGAGAAAGCAGATTTGGCAAAGAAAGAGGCAGATTATTTAGGTAAACAAGTTAAATCTATGATGAAAGATTCTAACATTGTGGTGGCAGAGCATTTAGGATTCAAATATGATTACAAAACTCAGTATCGTTCAAAAGTGAATGAGGAGGCATTAATAGATTATCTAAAAGAGCGTAAGTTGAATGAGGCAATTAGTCTTACGGAGGTCGTGAATGAGGATGTGCTTGTGGAAATGATTAATACGGGGCAAGTAGATTCAGGAGAGATTGAGCAATTTATTGAACGTAAAGAGATTGTTACACTCTATGTTCGTAAACTTAAAGAGCCTAAAAAGGAGGATAACCAATTATGGGATTAAGTAGTATCGTTAAGGCAGTAGATAATATGAAATCTCCTAAGACTTTCGAGGAGTTATTTATGGAGGATTATCGAGAGAGTTTGATTAGTATGCAACAGATTCAAGAGAATCCAAAGGAAACATATCGCCCATCATCTTTAGCAGATGGTTGTAAAAGGATGTTATATTATCACAGAATGGGATTAGGTGAGCCGAAAGGTATGACAGATTCTAATTTGATTGAGATTTGTGATAATGGGACAGACCGACATGAGAGAATCCAACATACTGTACAGAATATGGTCGGAGTTGAGTGGTTGGATATTGAGAAACACGTTGAGGAGATTCGAAAGCAAGGAGTCAAAACTGAGTTCATTAAATGGAATGAGGATAAGACAGAGGCTCGTTGTAAGAATGATGATTTGAATATTTATTTTCAATGTGATGGGTTATTCTCGTATCGAGGAAAGACAATCATTTTAGAGATTAAGACCATGAATAGTTACACTTACAATAAGGCAAATGCTCCTTTAGAAAAACATATCCGTCAGGCTACTTGTTATGGAGTCGGGTTAAATGTGGACACTATTTTATTCTTGTATGAGGATAGAAATTTCATGAATAAAAAGTTATTTCTCTATGAGTTAACACAGGAGGATAAAGATTTCATCCGTAACAAGATTGAGATTGTGGAGAAAGCAGTAGAGGATGGAATCCCTCCTAAAAAAGAGTTGGATAAATGTTTATATTGTACGAAAAAGGAGTTCTGTAAAAATGAAAAATAATGGACACGTTTTCGAACAGGAGTTTAAAAATTCAGTACCCATCTATATGTATTCTAAAAAGCTAAAAGTGAGTGGGATGAATTATAAGGGAGGAGGGAATGAATGTGATTATCTCGTTTATTCTAAACCTAATTTATTCTTATTTGAATTGAAGAGTCATAAAGGGAAGTCATTACCGTTCGAAAAGATTAGAGAAAATCAATTAATCGGATTAAGTAATTATTCTCGATTGGATGGAGTTGTGAGTGGTGTAATTATCAATTTTAGGGATTATGAGAAAACATTCTATATTCCTATTAGAGATTTGATTGTATTCATGTCTACAACGGAAAGAAAGAGTATTCCGATAGAGTGGTGTGAGGAGCATGGAGTATTAGTTGAGCAGAAGAAATTAAGGACTCGATATAAGTATGATATTGAGAAATTGATTTCAGAGATTAAGGAGGGTAATAATGGCTAAACATATCTTAGAATTTCATGAGGCTTGTAGTGATTACACAGAAACAGAATCAATTTGTTTACAGTTGATGGATGATATCCTAAATGATGTAGAGAAGAACATCAAGGATTATCGCCAATGGATGTATGAGAGAGCAATATCGAAAGGACTATGTACATCTTGTTTTGGCAGATTGAGATTAGTCCATGTTGGTGATGAAACAGTAGAATATTGGGGAACACCAACTAATAAACCAATTTATAAAAATGTATGTGTTGAATGTGGAGAGGAGTATTAGAATGAGCAAAAAGAATTATGTAATTATCCCTGAGAGTGTAGTGAAATATCCTAATTTATCTATGGCAGATAAATATGTGTTTGGAGTGTTAAAAAGTTATGGGACAATCAATGTTCCTTATGTGTTAGAGATGAGAGATTTAGCAGAGGTGTTAGGTTGCACAGTTCAAAATGCTTACCGTTATGTTAATAAATTACATGAACATGGTTTAATCATTAAATCAGGACATGGGGCAAATTCTAAAATCACAGTTCTGTATTAAGAGGTGAATCATGTTAACGAGAGAATTATTATTAAAGTACAAGGTTACAGTTGATGATGAGAGTAGTATTGCCGAGGCAGTCTATGAGAAGATTCTGAAAAATTATATGGAGGAATTGGATGAGGTTGTAGATGGCATTGAGAAGATTGTAAAGGATATTGAGAAAGGTAATCTCGAACGGTACTCAAATGAGGATTTAGAACGGGTAGCTTTAAAGATTCCTACCCTAATGTATAAAATAGGTGGGGATTTAGAGAGAATGGGATTACGAATTGATGTAGCCGAGGCATTAAAGGATTATAAGTTTAACGAGATTATCACAGATGGTACAGGAACAGTTGCAGATAAAAAGGCACAGGCAGAGAATCAAACACTCTATGATAAGATAATTGAGGATATCTATAAACGAGTGTATAAGCAGATTGATAGACGTTTACGTTATATTGATGATTTATACAATTCAGTAAAGAAAGTCATGACATTACGAATCAAAGAGTTGGAAGTGTTTAGACGAGAGAGTGCTAATAATAATTACATTACGGGTGAGGGATATGAGCAAGTGTGAGCATAAATTCTTAGCGACAGGCAAAGGATTTGTAGAGGCAAGTACAGGTAAGATGTTCTCCATATATAAATGTTCTATATGTGGGGAACACCTCCATAAGGAGGATAATGAATTTAATTTTTTCGAGGAGGAAGATGTAGCATGAGTAAGGATGTAAAGGACATTTTAATGTATGTATCAAGTGCAGATTTACGTCAAGAGTTAATAAGACGAAAGAAAGAGTTGGGACCTTTACACGTTGAGAATATTAAAGATTCTATTAAGTGTCTGTTAGAATTTGGATTTGATGTGGGGGATTATGAAACTAATGAGCCGATTATAGATGTTGTAATTGTCGGAAATTCTATTTTATTTAAACATTAGGAGGAGAATAATATGAGTATTGAAACGGTAATTAAGGAGATTAATAAGAAATATAAAAAGGATATCTTAGTAAAGGGGACGGAAAATGTTTCTTGTGAGAAGATTCCTTTCACTTCTCCGAAAGCAAATTATGTTACTCGTGGAGGAATCCCAAAGAATAAAATGACAGAGTTTTTTGGAGCAGAGGGTGGAGGAAAGACAACAAGTGCTTTAGATATTATCGCCAATTATCAGAAACAAGATAGCCGTTATTGTGTTTATATTGATTTAGAGAACACATTGGATAAAGATTGGGGAGAACAACTTGGAGTTGATTTTGAGAATGTAATCCTCTTAAAACCCGAGGGAGAGTTTGGAGAAACAGTATTGGATATGGCTCTTGATTTAATTAAGAGTGGAGATGTAGGATTAATGGTGATTGATAGTGTTCCTTATATTATCTCGAAAGCAGTTCAGGAGGCAGATTTAGAGCAGAAAACATATGCCGGTAATAGTGCATTGTTAACAGTATTCTGTTCAAAGGTAATTCCTTTAATGAAGAAATTCCAATGTACTTTATTGATGATTAATCAGATACGAGATAAGATGGGAGTTACTTATACGGCATATAACACTCCTGGAGGAAGAATGTTGAAACACAGTTATTCTTTCCGAGTACAGTTCTCAAAAGGCTCTTTATTAGATACTAAGGGGGCAGAGGTAAGTGGAAGTTATGAAACACCGATTGGTAATATCGTAAATATGAAGATTGAGAAAAACAAAGTATCTAAACCTGACCGTAAGGTAGGAAGTTACACATTAAATTATACCTATGGAGTAGATATCCTAAATGATTTAGTAGATTTGGCAATCTTTTTTGATGTGATTGAGCAACGTGGAGCATGGTTCAATTATGGAGAGATAAAATGGCAAGGAAAAACTAAAGTGGTTCAAGAATTACGAGAGAATGAAGAGTTATTTAATCAAGTATTAGCAGAGGTAAATATTAAGTTATTGGAGGAGTAAGATGAATACAGTAGGCATTGTTTTTGGGATTGTACTTTTAGTGTTATTAATGGCAGATGTGGTCCAAAAGATATTTTGGGATATCATAAATTTCTGTCTATTAGTTAAAGAGATAAGACATTATGAAGATTAAGAGGAGCAATCCTCTTTTTTTTTATTCTCAAAAATAAATTAACAAAAAATTTAAAAATACACTTGAATAATATTATAATACCTGTATAATAATAAATGTAAGGAAGTTAAAAATAAATTTAAAGGAGATTGATGATTATGGAACGTTTTACTAAAGGAATGTTAGGGAATGTAGTTAGTTTTTATGTTGAAGGTGAAGTTGTTGAAGGAGTTATTGTAGACTATAAATGTTTAGAGTTTATTGATGAAGATGATACAGTTCATTTCTGTGGTATCTCATACACAGTTGAAGATGTAGAAGACAAATTATATGAGATTCATGAGTCAGAGATTGTGAACCTAGATTAATTCTAGGTTTTTTTTTTATTATTTTAAACAAAAGTCTAATTTAACGATTGTATTTTATTATAATACCTGTATAATAATAAGTGTAAGAGATAATAAATTCAAGGAGGAATTACAATGAGAAGATTCGTAATTGAGAGTGCAAATGTGACTAATGGTGTTCAGGGAGTTATCCAAATGGATAGATTCGGGGTTATGATTGTAAAAGATATGTTAGAGGCTCATATGAATGGTGATTTTGGTGAGTTATGTGAGGAGGATATCCCATTAAATGAAGAGGCAATCCGAACTAATTCGGGAATGGTGATGAGTATTTTCCCTTATAATGAGGAGAAGATTTGGATAATTACATATTTAGGTGAGGGAGGATATACAACGATTCTCCTACCTGAGGAATATTAAGAGAGGAGCAATCCTCTTTTTTTTTATTTCTAAAATAAATTTAAAAATATTTTAATTTAACGATTGATTTATTATAATGATACGAATATAATAATAACTGTAAGAACAATTGAATATTAAAGGATGGAGGAACATATATGGCATATTATTTTGCTTATGGTAGTAATCTCGATTACACGAGAATGTTCAACCGTTGTCCGAGTTCTGATGTGATTGGTAGGTGTGAGTTGGAGGGATTCCAATTAGCATTTATGGAGAACAATTCGCATAGGATTGTAGCCAACCTGATTGAACAAGGTGATGGCATTGTCTATGGAGTGCTTTATGAGGTATCTGAGGAGGATTTAGAGGCTTTGGATATGTATGAGGGACATCCTTATGTTTATCAAAGGAGGACGGTTAAAATCGCTTGTAGAGGTAATGAATATAATGCAGTTACTTATATCATGAATCGAAAAGCAAAAATCCATGACAAAGATTATCAAGTATCATTTATTCGTAAATTTGGAATCCCAAAGGGTGAGTATTTCTCACACATCCAAAAGGGCTATGAGATGTTTGGATTGCCACAGAGTTATCTGATGGAGCAATATAAGTTTTCGAGAGATTTAGGAATAGAGGAGTTGAAAAATTAGATATGAAAATGGGAATGAGAAAACCGAGTATCAAAAAATCATTTAAGGCTAAAACGACAGGTAGTTTGAAAAGAAAGGCTAAGAGTAGTATCAATCCTATGTATGGTAAAAAGGGGATGGGATATGCTAAGAGTCCTAAGAAAGCTATTAAAAATAAAGTATATAAAAAGACAACATTCTCATTTTGGGATTTGTTTAAATAATAAGGAGGAAACAAAATGGAAAAACATTTGGTATTTGTTTATGGTAGTTTAAAGAAAGGTTATTATAACCACAGATTGATGGAGGGTACACGATTTATCGGTAAAGGAGTATTAAGTGGAGCAACACTCTATGATATGAATATCTCTTTCCCATGTATTTTATTAGATGGTAGTCATAATAAGGTAATCGGGGAAATCTATGAGGTAGATGAGATTCAATTAAAGGCTATTGATAGATTAGAGGGATATAGAGAGGGAAGAGGGAGAGATAATCTCTATAACCGAGAAGAGGTTACAGTAACAGAATATGGTTCGGGAGAAAGACATAAATGTTTTGTCTATGAATTTAATCGTCAACCTAAAAAAGATTGGAAGATTATAACCGTATGGTAAGAGGGTAAAACCTCTTTTTTTTATGTTCAGAGGAAAAAAATTTCCCTTATATTATTACTTATATTTAATTAATTATATATAAGTAATAATATAAGGGAAAAAAATTTCCTATGAGGAGCATATACCTTTCTATTTTTTGGAATTTGCAGTAAAATAGTAATACCATTAAAATCTTACATATGATTTGGGTTATATATAATTGTGGAGGTGTTAGTCATGAGAGAATGTGACAAACAAGAAAAAAGAGTATGTAAGCAGTTGGGTGGAAGAGTTCAGATAGCAAGTGGCTCTACTCCATTCTACAAAGGTGATGGTGTCCTCGAAGATTTACTAATCGAGTGTAAAACCAAAGATAAACCAAGTAAGAGTATTGCAGTACAAAAAGCATGGTTTGAAAAGTTAAGACATGAATCTTTTCAGATGGGTAAAGATGGAGGCATACTTGTTTTTGGGTTTGGTGATGGCAAGGATTATGTTGCAGAAAGATTAGAGGATTTTGAGGAGCATTATAAGGCTTATAGGAGAGAGTTAGCCATTAGGGATATAATTAATCAAGATGGCAAAGAAATCTCCTCAGAGGAGCTTATATTAAAAATTAAAGGTATTTTGGAGGGGTAAAGAATGAATGTATTTAAAAAACGTGGGACAGAGGAATTTAACATTGAGAAAATCAAGAAAGCTATTGAATTAGCAGAGGGTAGATGTACGACTAAATTATCTGAGTTAGATAAAAATTCAGTAGTTAGTGGAATCTTAAAAGAAGTCTACACAGAGCAGTTTATTCATGGGATTACAGTTGCAGATATTCATGATATTGTGATTAAGGTGTTACGAGTTTATAATACCGAGGTATCTGATGAGTATGCACGTTATCGTAATTACAAGCAGAAGTTTAATAAGACTTTCTTAAATATCGTACAAGATACAGATAGAATCTTATCTAATGGAGATAAGGAAAATGCCAACAAGGATAGTCAATTAAACTCGACTAAAAAGGAATTAGTGAGTGGGGTTGTAAGTGAGAAGATGGCTTTAGATTATGAGTTTAATCCTGAGTGGAGTGAGGCTCACAAAGAATGTGCTTTACAGATTCATGACCTTAAAGATTGGATTTATGGTTCTGTAAATTGTTGTTTATTTGATATGGCGAGTTTATTAAAAGATGGATTCGAGATTAATGGAATCAAGAAAAAAGAGCCTAACAGTATTAAGACGGCATTAAGTATCGTAAGTGATGTGATTATGTCGGCAAGTTCTCAACAATTTGGAGGATTTACCGTTCCCGAGATTGACTCAATCTTAGCCCCTTATGTTCGTAAAAGTTATGATAAATATATTAAGATGATGAATGATAAAAAAGTTCCTATGGCATGGAAAGAAATCATGGAATGGGTTGATGACTTAGTTTATCAAGATATTTTACAGGGAATTGAGAGTATTGAACACCGTTTAAATACAATCAACAATGCTAATGGTCAAACATCCTTCACGACATTCTCGTTCGGATTAGATACAACACCTGAGGGACGTTTAATTACTAAAGCATTATTAGAAGTACGTCAAAAGGGATTAGGGGAAACAGGAGTGACGGCAGTATTCCCAAAATTCGTTTATTTAGTTCGTGATGAGATTAACAAGAATGAGGATTCTCCAAATCATGATTTATATAATAAAGCTATCGAGGTATCGTTGACTCGTATGTACCCTGATTATTTAAGTTTAAACACAGGATATTTAGGAGAAGTTTATGAGAAATATGGTAAAGTGATTTCTCCAATGGGTTGTCGCTCGTTCTTATCAGTATGGGAAAACGAGAAAGGTGAGGGAGTATTTACAGGTCGTGCTAATTGTGGCGTAATCTCATTAAATCTACCTCAATATGCTTTACGAAGTAATGGAAATATTAATGAGTTCTATAATTTAGTACACCATTATTTAGATATGGCAATTCAGATTCATTTATATAAATATGCTAAGTTAAGTAAGCAAAAAGCAAGTAGTAATCCATTATTCTTTACACAAGGTGGTTGCCACATGAAGTTAAATCCTGAGGACACTATCGAGGAGGCAATCAAGACATTTACATGGAGTATCGGATATATTGGATTAGATGAGGTTACACGTTATTTTAAAGGTGTAGGATTACATGAAGAGCAACAATTAGCCTCAGATATTATTACATTCTTAAATGATATGATTGAGGTATACAAAAAACAATATGGATTATTATTCTCATTATATTCTACTCCTGCCGAGTCAATGTGCTACCGTTTCTTAGTAGCAGACCGAAATAAGTTCGGGGTGGTAGAGGGTGTGACAGATAAAGAATATTACACTAATTCATACCATGTGCAAGTTCGTGAGAAAGTAAATGCTATCCATAAGCAAAATATTGAAAGTGAGTTCTTCCATAAGGTAACAGGAGGACGTATCGTTTATAATGAGTTCCCACATACTAAAAATCATGTAGCAGTAAAACAAGTAATTAATCATGCTATGGATTTAGGATTATATTATGGGGTTAATATCGCATTAGATTTATGTGAGGATTGTGGACACTCAGGACACTTTAAAGATTATGTATGTACTAAGTGTGGTAGCAAAGAGTTAATCATGATTAACCGTACTTGTGGTTATTTATCTTATAAAAAATTAAAGGGCGATACTCGATTCAATAAAGGGAAAGAAACAGAAATCAATGAACGTGTAACACACTTCAATTAGGAGGCAGATTTATGAGATATAGTCAAATCATAGACTTTGATGTAAATAATGGTGATGGGATTAGAGTGAGTTTATGGACTCAGGGTTGTGAGTTTAAGTGTCGAGGGTGTCATAACCCTCACACATGGTCTAAAAGTGGAGGAAAGAGATTTGATGAGGAATCAGAGGCATATCTATTTAGTCTGATGGATAAAGACATTGAGAAGAATCTATCTATCCTCGGAGGAGAGCCATTAGCACCATATAATAGAATCGGGACAATTGAGTTATGTAAGAATTTTAAAAAGAAATTCCCACATAAGACAATTTGGTTATGGACAGGTTACACGATAGAGGAAATCCAAGACACAATGCCTGAGTTATTACTTTATGTAGATGTGTTGATAGATGGACAGTACATTGAGAGTCTGAAAGATGAAAACCTGATGTGGAGAGGTAGTAGTAATCAAAGAATCCATAAATTAAGATAAGAAAGAGGGTAACACCTCTTTTTTTTTTTATTATTTTAACAAAAAATTTAAAAATACACTTGAATAATATGATAATACCTGTATAATAATAAGTGTAAGGAAGTTAAAAAATAAATTCAAAGGAGATTGATAGATATGAATTTTTTAGAAAAGGTTGCTAAAACATTAGAGAAAAAGGGATTTAAAGGTGTTCGATATAGTTGTGATGAATATGCTCTATTGTGGTCGTTTGAGGATGGTTTAGAGTATTATGGAAGTCGTGATTTTGCAGATATTGATTTAGAGGGAATCGCATTGGCTATGGACTATGGAGTTCGTGAAAATGATTGGTTAGTATATAGAGATTAAGATGAGAAAATTATTTCTCATCTTTTTTTTATTTGTTTTAAAAAATTTTGGAAAGAGGGGTTATATATAAGTGTCAGGAGGTGAGGAAAATGTTAGTAAATCTGATAAAGGAATATGGGAGTAAAGAGAAACCAGTTAGAGGGAATGTATTAGCAAGTCTGTTAGGTGTGTCTAAACCTTCCATCAGAATTGAGGTTAATAAGTTAAGACGAGAGGGTGTTCCTATTTGTAGTAATCGAGAGGGTTATTATTATTCAACAAAGCCCGAGGATATTAAGGAAACAATCGCCCATTTAGAAAGTAGAACTCGAAATATCCGAGAGGCTATTGATGGGATTCGAGGAGGGTTGCAGATTGAAGAGAGTAAAAGTCTTTAGAGATTATGATGTAGTTTATCTAACCGAGGAGATTAATGAATGGGCAAAGGTAAATAAGTTTGAGATTTTACAGATGGAGGTTGAATCGGTAGGTTGCGAGTTTTACATTTTTGTATTATACTCAGATTCACATAGATTATTTAGATTTTAGGAGGAGAGAGTATGGGAACAACAGGATTAACACCTGAACATATTCATGTACTACAAAATGCAAAGCCTGAGGTAGTAGCACAGGCGTTGATTTTAGATAGTATTAAAGATTTTACTAAGGAACAGTTTGATTTATATTTCTATGTTCGTAATATCGTTTTAAATCTGATTCTCTTAGTTAATGATGAGATTATCACAGAAGAGAGATGTGATGAGATTGAGAAAGAGTTAAGTAAGCAATTAAAAGAGGTCATGAATGTTGCTTTAAATCGTACAGTAGGAGGAAAAAATTAATGGATATTCGTGTAAAGTATTTTAATGTACCTGAGGCTATGCAGTTACAACAAACTAAGGTAGGAGATTGGATTGATTTACGGGCTGTTAGAATCGAAGTAAACGGACAAGCAATCGAGTTTGATAAGGTCGGGGATTGTGTATCGTATAATAAAGGAGATATCCTTAAAATCTATTTTGGAGTGGCTATGGAGTTACCTAAAGGATATGAGGCTCATGTATTACCTCGCAGTAGTACATTCAAGAATTATCACATGACATTAGTTAATTCAATGGGAGTTATTGATTGTACTTATTGTGGAGATAATGATGAATGGTTCGGAGTGTTCTTAGCACATGATTGGGGATTAATTACTCGTCATGATAGAGTAGCACAGTTCCGTATTATGGAGAATATGCCAACCTTAAATCTGATTCCTGTTGAGGTATTAGGAAATGCAGACCGAGGTGGTCATGGAAGTACAGGAAAGCAGTAGTGATTAATTATGAGAGATAACGTGATTTATAGTAAAAAGAATTACTGTATAATCATGGCTCGAAATGGATTTGTCATTTACAATACAAACAAGAAATTTAAGGATGGTCACACTCATATTAAGAGTTTTAAAATGGCAAAGACACTAATTGATTGTGCCATCCATTTACAAACACCAAAGACGAGAAATCCTTACTTATTACATTCATTGGTTCGGATTAGTGAAGATGAGTCTTACAAGGCTATGATTCAGGAATTAGACAATAGAATTAGAAATCGGAGAAAGGGGAAAAGGAAGTATGTCAACAACAGTAAGTTATGAGATTACAATGAATGATTTTAAATTTATCGCAGATGGGTATTTAAAGGAGCAGACTTTATTATTCTTAAAGAAAAATAAGGATTACGGAGATAGCTTTATTAAGTCTATGAAGAAGTTCGGTGATTTATCGGCTTTGGTTCGTATGGATGATAAAATGAATCGCTATTTACAATTAAAGGGTTCGGATGTAATCGAGGTACAGGATGAGAAGATTGATGACACATTATTAGATTTATTGAATTATATCGTGATGTTTGAGGCTTATAAAAAACATAAGGCATTAACAGTAGTTGATTATTTAGATACTCTATTAAATGAGGTCTATAATCTTTATGTATTGAAGAATGGGGCGACATTCAAAGTCTTAACAAAACATTTAAACTATGGTAGTGATGAGGCGACTCAGGTTTGTAAAGCATTACAAGGGATTATCATTAAAAAATTAAAATAATCGTAAATCTACTATTTACATATTAGTACGGATGATATATAATAAGAGAGTAATCTCCTCTGAGTCGAGAGATTTAGAAAGATTTATCCTTTAAAATTTATTATCTTACACCTTACACAGTAAAGAGAGAGTAGGTTTAGCCACCTATTCTCTTTTTTTATATTCAATTTAGGAGGAATAGCATGAAAAAGACAAATGAGTTAAATGTAATTATGTTCAATGTGGAGGATGTTCACCCTTATCTGAATAATCCTCGTTTAAATCACAAAGCAGTTAAAGTGGTAGCAGATAGTATTCGAGAATTTGGATTCCGTAACCCTATCGTGGTGGATAAAGATGGAGTTATTATTGTAGGTCATACACGTTTAGAGGCAAGTAAGATGTTGGGATATGAGCAAGTTCCCGTTATCGTGGCAGATGATTTATCTCCTGAACAAGTACAGGCTTTCCGTATCATGGATAACAAGAGTTCTGAGTTTGCAGAGTGGGATTACACTAAATTATTAGCAGAAGTTAATGATTTAATCGCACATGATTATGATGTAGAGTTAACAGGATTCTCAGATGTGGAATTATCTAATATCTTAGATAGTGCTATCGAGGAAGAGAAAAAGAAAGAAGAGGCAGATAAGCCTGAGATGGAGTTTACTCAGGAGTTATTGGAAGAACACAATTACGTGGTTTTATATTTTGATAATACATTAGATTGGCAAGTAGCGAAAGAGGTATTCAATATTCATGCCGTTCATGGTTTAGCAAGTACACCTACATATGAGAAAAAAGGTGTGGGGCGTGTAGTTAATGGGGCAGAGTATGTCGATAAATTAAAACGATTAGGAGAGAAATAGGATGAAAGAGAAGATTACAGTTTATATTCCGACATTTAAACGTTGGGATAGTATTATTACTCATAAACTTATTCCTGAGGCAGTAGTGGTTTGTCCTGAGAGTCAGGTAGAGAAGTATTTAGAGGTGAACCCTAATTTAAACATCTTAGCTTGTCCTGATGGGATTGAGGGAAATATCGCTCGTAAACGTAATTGGATTAAATCACAATGTAAAACAGACTATCTAATTATGATTGATGATGATATCAAGGGATTCCAAAAGATTGTAAACACTAAGCAGATTACAATGAGTACAGATGAAATTTGGTATATGTTCGAACAGGGATTTCAGTTAATGGAGGACTTAGGGACAGTATTATGGGGAGTGAATCTAAATAATGACCCAAAATGTTATCGAGAATATTCTCCTTTCTCTATGTTATCTCCTGTTTTAGGACCATTTACGGCACAAAAGAATGTTAAGACATTTTGGTATGATGAACGATTACCTTTAAAAGAAGATTATGATTTATCATTACAGGTCTTACAGAAATATCATAAAGTGTTACGTCTTAACCGATATAGTTATGTTACAACACATTTAACTAATGCAGATGGAGGATGTGTTGATTACCGAACTATGGTAAGAGAAGAGGAACAGAATCAGTTATTACAGAAAAAATGGGGTAAAAAGATTGTAAAATACAATATCGAGAAGAGTATTAATCCTATTATCAAAGTACCTTTAAAAGGAATTTAATAAGTGATAGAGAGATATTAAAAAAATATTTAATATCTCTTTTATTTTATTTAAAAATTTTATTAAAATCGGTTATATATAGATGTAAGAGTTAAAATAAAGGAGGAAATAAAATGACTCATGAGAAAGTAGCGAGAGCAGAGGAGATTATTAAGGAATTATCCAGTTTAAAATCATTTGCTCATTCATTGGGAAGTGTACCTGAAGGAAGAATCAAGATGAGAAATCCCTTTAAAATGATTGTGAGTACAGTTAAGTGGTGGATTTTTGATGAGGAGGAAATAGTTTTAAAGGGAGATTTAAAGAATCGGGTACAGAGAGTGATTTTAGAACGGGTAGCCGAGTTGGAAAAAGAGTTTGAGGAGTTATAGGAGGAAACAGGATTGTATTGTAATAAAGAGGTTATAGAAAGATTGGGAGATAAGGTCATGGTTATTGCTATGGAGGAATGTGCAGAATTACAACAGGCAATTAGTAAGGGAATCCGAGGGAAGTTGGATAAAGAGAATCTTACAGAAGAGATTGCAGATGTATTAATTTGTATTGATTGGGTAATGGATTATTTTGATATCTCAGAGGATGAGGTAGATAAATGGATTGAGAAGAAAGCAGAAAGAATCAAGCAAAGGTTAAGAGATAATACACTCAGTTAGGAGGTGATTGCTTTAATGTCTGAGATTAAATTATTTTTAATTTTTGTAGTGAATATTTTAATACTTACATTCTTATTGATGGTCTATTCTATTTGGATAACAGAGTTAGTCAGAGAGTTTATTAAGAAGATAAATGAGGAGGAGAAATGATGAAGTTAGTCATTTACTTAACATGTGGAAATAGTTGCATAGTATCTTATCCTAATCATATGAATCCATTAACTTTTATTGACAGTAAAAGAGCGTCGTTTGGAGGAATGGATGGATATTATTTTGGAGGGGAGTACATAAAGGGAGAAAAATCGTTGGGTGCTTTTATTCCGAAAGACAAAGTAGCTTATATGAAGATTTTGGAGGATTAAGATGGAGAAGAATGGTTTAACAGTAACAGTATCTTTAGCAGATGTGGATGTATTTCAAGGGATGTTGGATATTATAGTCGATATCCTCAAAGATGAACGGATTCCTCAGGAGGTAAAGGAGGATTTTGAGGATAAGGTGGAGAAGATGTTAAAAGAGGATATGGAGCGAAGAATGATGGGAGTAATCAATCCTGAGGTTTCTGAGTTAGATAGATATATCCGAGATATGAAAAGAACATTTTATCTTGTGAAAAGTAGATTTGCAGAAGATTCACACTATGAATTTATGAGAGAAGTACAGGAAGAGTTGGATAAGATGGGAGAGATTGTGTAATGAGAGGTTTATTAAAAAAGATTTGGTACAGTTCATGGTTTAGGGTATTGATAATATTACCCTTACCATTATGGTTAATACCTGTTGTAGTTATTTATGATATACCGTATGAGGTAATAATTATTTTATATTTTTCTGTATTTTGGTTGGCTTGTAAGTTCAATAATCCAGTAGATTAACAATTAAAGGAGGAGATTATGATGGAGAGAGCATTTAAGATTATTGTGGGAAGTAAGGTACATAATGATTTTAAGAGTTGGGTGGATAATCGAGAGCGTGGAAGATTGTTTATTAATGAGTTCTTCCAAAAGCATAATATTGAATCTAATCCCTATAAATATTGTGGGTATGGATATGGGAGATGTAATGCTCCTTATCGTGAAGAAGAGAAACACGATATTATGTTAGGTATTCAACCAACAGATAATGATTATAAATTATTTGGAAATCAGTTGAGAAAAGCAGATAAAGATGGAGTCGTCTATTTTAAGAAAAATAGTCCGATATTAAAGGATTTTCAAGATGAGTGCATAAAGAGGGAGATTATTATAAATCAATGTCCAATAGATATGCACGATTATTTTAAATCAATGAGTTATACACGATATTCTCGTTGTATTATCCCGTTTGAGGGTACATGGTTGGTGAAGATTGAGAATGATTATTTGAAAGAAGAGGATGTACCTGATGGATTTGAGCCAATGAAGTTGAGTGAGTTTTATAAAATCTATGAGGAATTAAATTGAGATATTAGAGGAGAGATAGAAATGAGTATTGATTAGTATTCGTGTGAGAGATGTGGGATAATTTTTCCTGATGTGATTGATTATGTTTATTGTGATTGTGGTAACACTTGGTGTTGTCATGACAAGAGAGCAACTTGCATTAGAATTGAAGAGTAGTAAATAGATTACAAATTTTAAATACACTCAAGGAGGAATTGGAAATGAAACAAAAACTTAATTTTAATAATGCTTTAGAACTGCTTTTACGTGGCGAAAAAATTTATAGCGAAGTAAGCAAATGTACTTTTTTGTTAGATGATGACACAATATTTATTACAGATAATAACGGAAGTCTTAGCATATTAGATAGAGATAATGAAATGTTTACGTTAGATGAAGTTGTTGGCTTATGGACTTGTAAATAAAATTAGACTTTTATCAATATTTTAATAGGAGGGTTAGTTTATGAAGTTTGTATGTTTTAACACCAAAGAGCCTAAAGTTGGTGTTAGGATTGATGTTCTTGATGATTTGAAAAAAGAATGTGAAATTAAAATATGTAAGGTTGGGGAGTCAATGGTGTTCACTACAAAAGACTCTACAAACATAACAAGTGAGGTTGTATCAGTAGATGAGAGTTTTAGTCACATACTTGTTCAAACAAGAAATAGTTTTTATACATTTGAGAAGTAAATAAAATCAGAATTTTATAAATGATTAGGAGCATTTATATGTCGTCAAGTATTTTTACAGATGATTATATGATTAACAAAGTTAGATGGCAATTAGATATAATTAGCAGATATACAAAAGAAAATGAATCGGATGAAACTGATAAATTTTTATATCAGTTATTGAGTGAGTATTTGCAATTAAAGGAGAAAGAGTTACAGGAGCGATAGAGATGAGAACAGTTGAGAAATTATTAAATAGTAATAAAGATATGAAGTTAGGCAATCATAGATTGGAAATACAATCGGATGGAGAAGAGTGGTATTATTATCATGCCACACCTATCGTAAAAGTGAATCGTAATTTTGGGAGAGTGATTGTAGATAATGGAGGATGGAATACATCAAGCACTAATAGAGCAATCAATTCTTATCTCAGACGATTAAATGAAGTTATGAATTATGATTTAATTGATTTAAGAAGATAGATTCGATATGTATTTGATGATGAAAAATCGGGATTTTCGGGGAAGAGAGAAAGGTATACATTACATAAATAATAAATACATAAGTAATAGTAATATAAAAGAAGATATATAAAGAATACACATATCATGATATAGAGATAACTCATAGATTTATACCAAAAGAGTTATAATATTATCATGGTTGTGTATTTTTTTATTCCAATTTTTACTGCAATATGCTAAGATATTAGATAGAAAGTTAAGAAAAAATATCCGTACAATATGGAAAAGTGTCCAAAAATCCCGGGAAAACACCAGTTTTTAAGGAAAAAAGGAGTGATTTACATGGAAAATGAGTCAATTTATAGTCATTTAGAGGTAAATGAAGAGAACAAGGTGGATTTTATAGCAGAGCCGAGAAGTCGAAGAGATGAAATAGAGTCAATCTTAAAAGTAATGGGAGTCCATTCTATGATTGTATCTATGGAGGAGTTGAGTGATTTATCGTGTAAGGTCGGAGAGAGATTAAGAGGTCGATTGAATAAGACAGAGATTACACAGGCAGTATCAGATGTTTATTTAGTCTTAGAATGGATTACACAGTATTTCAGATTGAATGAGAATGAGATTCGAGAATGTTGTGAAGATAAACACCGAGATATGGTGGCGATTTGTGATGAGAGATTAGCAAAAGCAAATAAATAGTATTAAGGCATGAGATAGGAGCGAGATGGAAATGTGCGAATCAACAAAAGATAATCTATTGAAGAAAGAGAAATTAAAACACAAAGAGGCATTTGAGTATTATTATGCTTTAGGAGATAATAGAACACTTCAAGCAGTAGCAGATGAGTTTGGGGTGACTTATTTATCAGTAATGAAATGGCGAGATTCTTTTAATTGGAAAGAAAGAGTACAAGAGAGAGATAATGAAATCGCAAGTAAATTAAAAGAGCAGACAATGAGTTCGATTGTAAATGAGAAAGCTAATTATCGTAAAATTATTAAATTAGGGATTAGTCAGATTGTAAGCAATATGCAGAGTGGAGATTTAAAGTACAATGTGGCAGATTTAGATAGATTGGTTCGATTAGATTTACACCTATTAGGTGAGGAAGAAACATCTGTGGCAGTAAATAGTGTCGTATCATTAACAGAGAAAGATAGAGAGTCTATTAGTGAGTTAAGTAATAAGATGGGGCTATTAGTTGATGAATTAGGAGAGGCATAAGATGGGATATTGTGAGGCAGTAGATGGTACAAGATTAAGTGATATAGTTGTAAAGGATATGGTGTTAAATAGTGATTTTAAGACGGCTTGGATGGTCGTGTGTAAGTATATCACTAAGAGGGATTTGAAACCTCTACATATGAAGATTATTAAACAATCAAGTGAACAGAATAAGAGTCTACATTTAGCCCCACGAGGTCATGGGAAGAGTACAGTGGGAGATGTAGATTTCTGTATTACTAAGATTCTGAGAAATCCTGATATTCGTATCATGATAGGGAGTAAGACTCAGACACAGGCAGAGGCATTCTTAAAAGAGATTAGGACTCATTTTGAGATGAATGAAGATTTAATTCGAGTATTTGGAGATTTAAAATCTAATCTATGGAATAATGGAGAGTTCACAGTAAACACTCGAAAGAGAATCGTAAAAGAGGCAACGGTAACGGCATTAGGAAGTTCAGGGGCAGTAGTATCGAAACACTTTGATTTAATTATCGGAGATGACTTAGTAGGATTCGAGAACGCTCGTACTGAGACACAGAGAACTAAACTAAAAGAGTGGTTCTATTCATCTTTATATCCTACCTTAGAGCCTGATGGAGAAATTCATGTTTTAGGGACACGTTATCACCCATTGGATTTATATGAAGATATGATTAAGACGGGGAATTATCATGTAGTAAGACAGATGGCAATTAATGTTTATGATGAGACTAATCCGTTACACCGTAAATATAAGAAAATGGGATATGTGAAAGCAGATATCAAGCATGGAGAGGAATTTCCATTGTGGGATGATAAGTTTGGGATGGATGTCCTGAATGAAACTCGTAAGGAATCGGGAGTAATTATTTTCGGTATGCAATACCAAAATGATACAGAATTAGCAAAAGGGAATATATTCAAGCCTCAATATTTCAATTATTTTCCTGAGTTTGAGGTCGATTATGAGAAGAATAAAGTTACCATATTATTGGACACCGTAAAGGGGAAAGAAAAAAGAGAAGTACAGGTCTATATGGGAGTCGATTTGGCTATATCTCAGAAACAGAGTGCCGATTATTTTGTCTTATTCGTTATCGGAGTAGATAAAGAGGGCAATATTTATTGTTTGGATTATATCAAAGAGAGATTATCCTTTGACGCTCAGTTAAATACTATTATCACCTATGGAGAGGTCAAGTACCCTATGGTGATGAGGATAGGGATAGAAACAGTAGCATATCAAGAGGCTATGTTGAGTGAGTTGAGAAGAACGACAAATCTTCCTATTCAGGCAATTAAGACAAATAAGGATAAGGTGACAAGGGCGACAAGACGAAGTGCTTTATTTGAGAATCATAAAGTATTTTTAAAAGAGGGCATGGAGGAGTTCGAAGAAATGTTATTGCTATTCCCTGAGGTTGAACATGATGATTTATTTGATGGTTGGGAGTTTGCAGTAACGTCGGCAGAACGTAAAAATAATGCTCGTGCTCATGATAGAAGTAATTATTACATTTAGGAGGAGAAAGAATGAGAACAAAAGCAGATTTAATTGAAGAATTGAATTATCAAGATATTACAGAATTAATCGAACATCATAGAGGACACCAAGTTAAGAGATATCACACTCTATATGAATTATATAAGGGACACCATCATCACATTAAAAATCGAGTGGTGGGGGAGAATAAACCTAATAATAAACTGATGGCAGATTTCTATGGTAAGTTAGTAGACACAGAAATCGGATATTTCTTAGGACAACCTATCGTCTTTAATTGTGAGGAAGTGAAAGCACTTGATGAGGTAGGCACTATCTTAGTCGAGAATGAGTTTGATGAGTTAATCATGGAAGTAGGGAAAGAGGCAAGTATCAAAGGATTGTCATATATTCTAATCTATCAGGATGAGGATAGCGAAACGAAATTATGCCGTATTAGTCCTGAGAATATGATTACTCTTGATAGTAAGCGAGGGAATGGGGTTGTAGGTGTAGCAATTCGATTCTATGAGGAGATTTTAGAGGATGATAAGGTTATTACTTATATTGAAATGTATGACCGAGAAAAGATTGTATTCTTAAAGGCTAAAGATGGGGTTTTATCTTATGATGAACGATTCAAGGATAATCCTTTAGGACATATTTATGGACAAGTTCCTGTTTTCCCATTTAAGAATAATGAAGAGGAAATTGGAAGTTTTGAGAAATGTATTTCCTTAGTAGAGGCATATGACCAATTATTATCAGATACATCTAATGAACACGAGGCATATCGAAATGCTTATTTAGTATTTAAGAATATTAGTGCTAATTCTGAGATTGTCGATAAATTAAAACAGAATGGGATTATTGAGGTATTTGATGATGGCGATGTGAAATTCGTGACTAAGGATATTCAAGATTCGGCTATATCGGCTCATTTAGATAGATTGGCTAATGATATTCATAAATTTAGTGATATTCCTGATTTAACGGATGAGAAGTTTGCAGGAAATCTATCGGGAGTAGCAATTAGATTCAAATTATTGGGATTAGAGAATAAATGTATCGCCAAAGAGAGAAAGATGGTTAAATCTATCCGTAAGTTGTTTAAAGCACTAAATAATGTGATTGATGTGAAGTGTGGGGAAGTAATCGACACGACAAGATTACAGATTATCTTTACTCGTAATATTCCTAATAATCTTACTGAGATTGTCGATAGTGTGGTTAAATTAAATGGTATCGTGGATAAAGAAACACTATTATCATTATTACCATTCGTAGATAGTCCTACTGAGATTCTTGAAAAATTAGAGGCAGAGAATGATGAGTATGCAAATGATGTGATGAAGTATGAAGATAAGGTATTTACTAACACAATGATGAGTATGGAGGGGAATGAGTTAGATGAATAGTACCGAGAGAGGTCAATTAATCAACTCTACTCAAAAACAGGTCTTAAATAATGAAGAGATGAGGTTTAATGAAACTTCATCTTTTCTTGATGAATTGACTAAATGTATTGATGAGGCTTTCGTGGTAATCAATCAAGAGGCTATGGAGTTAGCGAGTAGGGTGGAGTTTGATGAAGATTTAGGGTTACAGTATCGTGTGGAGTGGTTAAAGGAACTTAAAAATAATTTAGGTAATACAGTATCGGGATTATTAGACACGATTACGAATAATAGTATGGAGCATTTTATAAACACATATCAAAGTGAGTTTATAGATACAGGGAAATTATTTGGAATCAATACAAGTTTTACTATGCCACCTATAACGGCTATTATTGAGGCTATTAATTATCCCTGGAGTGGGAAGATGTGGAGTGATAGAGTTTGGACAAATACACAGGCTCTAAATAATGAAATCAATCGACTCATTACACGAGGATTAATGACGGGAGAGAGTAATCAGGCAATCGCTAAATTGATTAGTAAGGATTTAGTGATAGAGCGTGAGAAGTTCAAATATGTTACAGAGAGATTAATCAGAACGGAAAATGCAAGGGTTCAATATGTCGCAGATGTGAAGTGTTGGAAAGAGTTAGGGGTGGAGGAAGTTGAATTTATGGCTTTTCTCGACCATAAAACGTCTGATTTTTGTAGAAGTCATAACACTAAAAGATATAAATTAGGAAAAGAGCCTCAATTACCAGCTCATCCTCATTGTCGTTCATGTTATGTTCCTGTTATTAATGAGGATGTTGATTGGATGGAGAGATTAAGAGAGGCAAAAGAGAGGGTACAGAATAATAAGCCTGTAAAGGTGGAGGAACTTCCTGATAAACCTGTTAAATCAGAGAAACCAGTTAAGGTCAAACCATATGTTTATACTGAAAAGGCAACTGTCCGTAAAAATTCTAAAGGAGAACACGTTCTGACAGTACGGAATACGAAGTTCTATATTGAGGAGCATGAAAAAGAGTATATCAAACAGTATAATAAGATTGGCTCACGTAAGGAATTTGATGAGTTTGTCAAAGGGTTAAAGGAAAAGGAATTATCAATTGACTTTATGGATTTCTTAGATAAGGTTACATATATACACAATAAACGAGACCAATTATTGATACCTGATGGATATACAGTTGCTCTTACTAAAGGGGATGTATCTGCTTTAGAGAAGAAATTGCATGAAAAAGGATTCTTAGATAAACTATCTAATCAACAGAAACAAGCAATTAATAAATATACAGGTTCGGCATATCGTGAAATTAACGGCTTTTTAAGGGGATTACGAAATGCGAGTGATATAATTAAGGAGATTACAATTCCGAAGTTGACAGAGGGGCTTTCTCAAGGTAAATTGAATATGAATACGATTCTATTCCGAGGAGCAGATATTGATATGTTTACAGATGATTTTGTAGATAGATTGATGGGTAATCCTCAGAGTGTAGTAGGAGAGGTTTTTAAAGATAAGGGATTCATGAGTACATCAATCGCCTCAAATTCGGCTTTCGATAAAAATATCTCACTTCAAATCTTAGCACCAAAGGGTACTGAGGGAGTATATGTCAAGGAGTTCTCCCAATTTAAACATGAAAATGAGTTCTTATTGCAGAAAGGGACGGAGTTGAAGATTGTCAAAGTTGAGATGGGGAGAGATGATTTACACTATACAATGGTTTGTGAGGTAGTAGGACAAAATAAATAGGAGGTCATATAATGGGAATGGATAAATTTATTTATAAAGAGAATGAGGTCGAGTTTATCAGTAAGGAAGTAGCAGAGGTAACGGTGACACCATTATTATTAGCTTGTCAGGATTTAGGGATTAGACAAAGGGATTATCTGATTATGAAGAATCTACTTAATAAATCTGAAAGACGTATTTTGGAGGTTATTAAGATGGATTCAGTATCTCAGTGTCGTTTATATATTACAGAGATGGTGAAATATCTCAACAAACGTAAGGTTTTACCGAGTAAATATCAATTTATGTTAAAAAATTAAAAAATATGATAAAAAATAATTGAAATATGTATATGGTACTGATATAATGACTATTATCAGGGAGAGAGTTGAAAGAATCGAACTGAAATATTTATTATTCTGTGGAGGTATCAGATATGGAAAAAGTTAAAGTAAAGGTAGAAATCCCAAACAATGAGGAATTACAAAACATGGATTTAGTGAAATTCGTTGTTGATATGATGATGGAACAAGAGTCTGATGGGTATACAGTATTGGAAAACAATGATGGTGGAGAATTATTAATCTGTCGAGTTGGTGAAGAGGTCTTATTGTATATCCGAGGAGAAGAAGAGGCTCATGTGTTTAATTCTGATAGTGAACCTTTATATGGTTTAGGTGGAGCATTCGATATTTTCGAGGATATTAATGTTTTAGCAAAGGCTTTAATGATTCGTATGAATATTAGCCAAGAGGGATTAGATAATGAAACTGAACAAATGGATTTTATCGAGTTCATGAAAGCATTACATGATACAACAGGTGAATTATTAAAAATGTTAGTTGATGAGGAGTAGGAAATGAGAGGAGCAATCCTCTCTTTTTTTTTTGTTTTAAAAATAATTTTAATTTTATGCTTGATATATTATATGGGTACGAATATAATAATTGATGTAAGTTATTTAAGATTAAGGAGAGATTACAATGAGAGAAACATTTATCGCAAAAACAGATGTAAATGGAAATAGAAGAACGTTGATGGTAAATCATCATAAACGAGTGATGAATTATAGTGGCAGTTTTCATGGACAATGTGGTATTATTCATACAAATATGCCGATTAGAACAGTTGAACAATTGGCGAGAGATTATTCAAATAGTGGATATTTAACAATCTATTCATCTGATGAGATATCGAAACATTTATCATAGAGAGGAGAAATCCTCTTTTTTTTATTTTAAACAAAAGTTTAATTTTATACTTGATATATTATAATAGTACGAGTATAATAAATCATGTAAGGAAGTTAAATCGAGGAGGTAATAAGATGGAGATTAAATATTTAGTAGATTGTTGGGGTTCGTATTCGTTTTTCGGATTCAAAGATGGAAAACAATATACAGAGGCTTATGATGATTTAGACGATTTAGTTGCAGATTATCCTGAATTTGAATATATTGCAGAAAATTTAGTAAACGACATGGAGGTATTATAATATGACATTAGTAGTTAGCTTATTAAACCAAAAAGGATATCAAAGAGTAGAGAACTTCGGAAGAAATATCCGATTAGAGAGAGGGGAGGATGTAATCCTCTTATCTCCTTACAATGGGAAATGTGCTATCCGTAAAAATGGTAAAGTAGTATCTATCATTTCCAAAGTAGTTGAGGCAGTAGAGGTTGTTAAAGGATTATAGGAGGGTGTTGGATGAGTTTAGCAGTATTTGAATTACCTCAGGTAAAAGTGAGTAAGGATGTAGTGGATTTAGTTAAAGACATGATTAGAGGTGGTTTTTATCGTCTAGGAGAGGAGGAAAAGGAGGAGGGGATAAGAATATTGAGTCGTAATCTATCTCTCCTCTATGAGGTTAAAAATCCGTCTATTGAGTTCGGTATGATGTTGAGTAATAGTTATCGCCCATCTACTCAGGAAATCAGATTGACAAATACATCTCTTATCTCATTCTTACATGAGTATCGTCATCATTTACAGAGAAGTAAGGGAATAAAATATAAAGGTTTAACGATTGAACAAGACGCTCGGGCATGGAGTTTAAGAGTATATAGCAAAGCAGTTCCTAAGATGTTCGAGAAAGCAGTTAAAAATAGAAAAGTGGCTCATGTTAAATGGGATAATGAGTTAAATAAAGTAGTTGATGATTGTTTATATATCTGAGAGGTATTTTAAGGAGGTATAAGGATGTTAAAAGTAGGCTCTAGGGTATTTCATTGGATAGATGATATAGAGGGCTTTAGAGAGTTTAAAATCGTTAATGATTTTGGTCAAAGTAGGTATAAGTTAGAGGATGAGTGTGGGTATACATTGGTTAGGGTATTAGATAATAGTCGAGATTACAGATTCATGAATTATATAGAGATTAAATAGAGAGAGGTTAATCCTCTCTTTTTTTTATGTTCATAAAGCCGTTTATTATAACAGAGGAAATTTTTTTCCGTTATATTATTATATATATAATTATTTAAAATTATTACTTATATATATTAGTTATAATATAAGGGAAATTTTTTTCCTCTGTTATAATATTATAATACTTTTGTATTGCTAACCTTTCCTATATTTGCTATAATAACTTTAAAGGGATTAGGCTACGTTTACTCATGAGAGGGGATAAGGCTAATAACTAAGGAGGTCGTAAAAATGGAAAATACCGAAGTAACAAATACAGAGGTTGTAGAATCTCAGGAAACTAAAACTGAGAGTACAGATTTAGCAAAAATTCGAGAACAATTGGAGAAAGAAGTCCGAGAGAAAGTCGAGAAAGATACACAACGTGAGATTGACAGACGAGTAACAGAGGCTATTAAAAAACGTGAATCAAAGTTACGAGAAGAACAAGAGGAACGTGAACGTATCGCTCGTTTGTCTGAGAGTGAACGTTTGAAAGAGATTCAAGAACAAAAAGAGCGTGAATTAGAGGCTCGACACCGAGAAATCGTGTCCAAAGAATTAAAACTCACATTAGTTGATATCTTAGCAGAACAACAATTGCCATTAGAGTTCCGAGATATTATTGATGTAAGTAAATATGTCGGGCAAAACCCTGAGGAACGTGATTTAAACCTTAAACGTGATATTGAACTTTTTAAAGAGTCGTTTACTTCGATTATTGACAAACGAACAGAGGAAATCAAAAAAGAATATCTAAAAGGTAACACACCTCAACATACCGACACCACTGTAAAACCAATGTCGGCTTATGATAAAGCCAAAAAGAATAATGATGTCCGAGGGATGTTAGGGGCAAAATTATTTGGAGAAAAATAATTAATTAATAGGAGGAGTCAGTTATGACAACAACAAACATGAAACAATATAAGGATTTATTACCAGGTGAGGTATTAGACCTTAAAGAAGAAATCGTATTAGTAGACCCAAAAGACACACCATTAGTATCTATGTTATATGCTAAAAATCGTGTCGTACCAGTATCAGACATTACAGTATCATGGCGTGAACGTCAGTTAAATCCAACTCGTTCTGAAATCAAGAAAGAGGGTTCTGAGGCTTCTGCTCCATTAAAATCTACTCGTAAAATGTATTCTAACATTTGTCAAATCATGGAACGTGCTACATCTGTATCAGGTACATTACAAGCATTAAATCCATATGGAATCGGAAACGAGTATGCTCGTGAATTAGAAGACCGTTTATTAGAGTTAAAACGTGATATGGAATATTACTTCTTAAATGGTGTTAAAGCAACAGAAACTGAACATGTTGGTCGCCAAATGAACGGGTTATTAAACTTAGTATCATCAGACAACACTATCGACGCTACAACTACTGGATTAACATTAGACGTATTAGTTGATGGGATGGAAAAAATGTGGGAACGTGGTGCTCACTCAGATGTTTATGTATTCGTAAATGCCTCAGAAAAACGAGTAATCAATAAATTCTGTCAAGCTAACAACATCACAATCAACTCACAAGTATTAGATAACAAATTAGGATTCAAAGTTGACACTATTGAAACAGATTATGGTACTGCTCATATCGTGTTAGACCGTCACATTCCAAAAGGAACTGTATTAGGTATCGACTTAGATTTAGTTGAAGTTGGGGAATTACGTTCTACATTCCATGAAGTATTAGCAAAAACTGGTGACTACACTAAAGGACATATTTTAGTAGAGAACACTATCAAATTATTAAACCAATATGCAGGATTCAAAATTATCAACATTGACCAATTCGAGGCATAGGAATAAGAGGGGCATTAAACCCTATCATTAGGGAGAGTTTTAATGGCTCTCCCTTATTTTTGTAGAGAGGAGGGTAAAATATATGGCAAAGCAAACAAAACCTGTTGAAGAGGCTAAAAACGGGCAAAATGAATATGTATTCAATCACCCTAATGCTTTTTTAACTATTTCATACTTAGGAGTACAATTTATGAATGGTGAGTACCGTACTACTGACCGAGAATTAGCGAAACAATTAGTAGAGTTTGAAGATATGAAATTAGTATCTCAACCGAAGTAGGTGGATAGTGATGGAAGAATTAATTAAGGTCTTACAAGTGATGTTAAGAACACAAGAGGAAGATGATAAGAAAGTATTTGAGATTCTGATTAACCAAGCACTCGGATGGATTGCATTAGAGTGTAACCGAGATTTGGATTTAGAAGAACTCGGCTATTGGGAAAAGGGTGTTAAAGAGTTGCTTATTGATATGGTTATTTTCCGATATACTGTTCTCGGTAAAGAGGGAGTATCAAGTGAGAATATCGTGGAATTAAGCTACACTTATGGTCAGGATTATCCTCCGTATATTGTTAGACGTATGAAAAAATTCCGATTACCTAAAGTCCATACCATGTGAGGTGAGATAGATGAGATATAATGCTCGTAAAAAAGTAAGTGTCTACACAGTTGAGCCTACATATGGGGATTATGGTGAGATGAGTCTATCTCGCACATTGATTTATTCGGGGACAGAATTAGTTTGTCCTATGACTTCTAAAATCGTATTGAAAGATTATGGAATAAAAACGACTCAACCTAAAAAGGTGATTTTTAGCAAAGAATTACCGACAAGTGAGGATGAGGTACTATCCCTTACCATTGATGGTAAAAATTATTCTGTATTAGAGAGAACAGATTTTGATAAGTTCAATATTTTGCTTGTAGATATCGAAAAGGGTATTAATTATGGCGAATAATGGAGTATCTATTACCGTTGATAGTAAAGAACTATGGAAGAAATTCCAAAAGGTTGATAAGGAAGTCAAAAAGGTTGTAGAAGATTATGTCAAAGAAGAATCTCTTGCTTTTCAAAAAGATATTAGAAAGACATTAACGGATAATAACTCAGTAATCACAGGGAATTTAAAAAGAAGTATAACAATCAAAAAGGTACACAAATATGAGTACAAGGTGGGTACTAATGTCAAGTATGCACCGTATGTTGAGTTTGGTACGCGAAGAGCAAATGCTAAACCATATTTCCAACCTGTAATTAATAGCCGAGGACCAAAATTTAGGGAAACGATAATTAAGTTAGTCAGGGAGGCAATAGCATAATGGAGAGTTATGATTTAGTGTTACACAAAGAGATAGTAAAACGAGTAAGGGAGTTAAAGTATACCATTACCGATAATCCTATGTTACATAAGACACCTGTTGTAGTAATCGGAGAGAGTTTAGAGTCAGAAGATAACACAAAGACTTTCGATAGAAATCAGATTGAGTACACTTTAAATGTTTGGGGAAGTGAGAATGGAAGTAATTTAGAGATTAAGCAGATTAAGGCTAATCTTATTACTAAATTAACACAACCTTATATCATTAAAGGGTATAAGATTGATGAGGTTAAGATTACAAATACAATGGTCTATCGTGAAATGGATTCGGATTTAGGTACGGGTAGCAATACTTATTTTTACCGTTGTATTATCACAATTAGTTATTTAATTAAGGAGGAGTCATAATGGCACAAGGAGTTAATTTTAAAATCTATGTAGATAAATCATCAAGTGGTTCGGCTCAATGGGTTGCAGTTGCAGGTCAACGTGGTGGAAAACTAAACCGTTCGGCAAGTGTTCATGACACTACTACAAAAGATGGTAATGGATGGGCAGAAAAACGTACAGGTATTAAAGAGTGGTCGATTGATGGTGATGGAGTTGTCGTATTTAGTGACGAGGGATGGAAATTACTTGAAACGGCATTTAACACAAATAAAGTAGTTAAGGTACACATTGGAGAATCTGGGGGAGTTACATACTCAGGTAGTGCCGTAATTTCAGATTTCCCTATTGATATGCCATATGACAATGAATGTACTTACTCATTAAAATTAGAGGGTACAGGAGCGTTAACATTCTCAGAGTCAGGTGTTACGTCATTAGAAACTAAAGTAGTTAAGTAGTAGGAGGAGAATAAGATGAAAAAAGCAATTTCATTCGAGGCAGATGGGAATTTATATCAACTTCGTTTCGACATTAATGTAATGTGTCAGATTGAAGATTTATTAGGTAGACCTATTTCTCAATTAGGGGAACAAATGTCAATCAAAGAATTACGTTTACTGTTTATGTGTGGCTTAAATCCGAAATGTGATGTTGAGGAAACTGGTGAAGTGATGAGCGTTATCGCCTCAGAGCATGGTATTAATCGTTTAAATGAATTAGTACAGGACGCTTTGGCTCTTGCAGTTGGAGAACAAAAGAGTCAAGAGGAGTTAGTAGCCGTAGCAAACAACAGTAAAAAGACACGCCCAAAAAAGTAGAACATAGGAGATTGGAGGAGGGTTTAGTTAGTAATCTTTTCAAGCAGTTTGCTCGGAAATCTAACTTAAATCCTCTTTTTTTATACGACATGACTATCAATGAGGCAGTAATGTACTTAGGGGAAGTCAATGAGCAAGAAAAAGAGGATTTAGAAACAGAGTTGCAGATTGTTAGATTAGGAGTGAATAGTGCATTAAGTGGGAAGAAAGTTGATTTATTTAAAGATAATAAACCTAAAATGCAGAGAATCGGTAAGGATAAGAGAAAAGAGGAAATAGAGGCATTAGCACACTTATAGAAAGGGGGTAGGTACAATGTCAGTTATCGGGGATTTGGTGGTGAAGATATCGGCAAACCTGACCGAGTTTGATAAGGGATTGCAGAAAGTAGAAAAGACGTTAAAGAGTACAGGAGAACAATTTACATCTATCGGTAAGACTATGAGTGTGGGAATAACGGCTCCTCTGACGGCTTTAGGTGGAGTAAGTATAAAAGCGTTCGGGGAATTTGAAGAGGGCGTTGCAAAGGTCGGAACTATGTTAGGTGGGACGACTAAAAGTATACAGGATGTAAAAAACGAAACCAAAGCATTATCTCAGGAATTTGCGACATCTCAATCTGAGATTGCAGATTCAATGTACCAAGCCATTTCGGCAGGTGTGGAGGCTACTCAGACACAGGAGTTCTTAGCAGTTGCCCTAAAAGCCTCAAAAGGTGGTTTTACAGACGCGACAACGGCAGTAGATGGATTAACCTCAGTATTGAACTCTTACAATTTAGAAACGGCAGACGCTGAGAAAATCGCCAACCAAATGTTAGTTACACAGAACAAAGGTAAGACAACATTTGGGGAATTAGCGAGTAGTATTGCAGGTGTCGCCCCTGTGGCAAAACAGTTAAATATTTCTACTGAGGAGATGTTTAGTTCATTAGCAGTATTAACGGCAAATGGTTTGAGTACATCTGAATCGGTAACAAGTTTAAATGCGGCACTTTCGGCAATGGTTAAACCAACGGCAGAGGCTTCATCTATGGCAGAGGCATTAGGGATTAAGTTCGGGGCGAGTGAAGTACAAGCCAATGGATTAATGCCTACCTTATTAAGTATCAAGGACGCTTTAAAAGAGGCAGTACCTGAGTATGTAGAAACAATCGACAAGTTGAGCAAGGTCGAGTCAGAGATGGCAAGTTTGGAGAAACAAGGGAAGAAAAATAGTGATAGATATAAAGAGTTAAAAGATTCTCAGGGAAAATTAACAAAACAGAGTGAATTATTAGCAAAGGCGAACGAGGCAGAAATCGCCGGGTTCTCTAATTTATTTGGTTCAGTAAATGGATTAAATGCCGTCATGGTCTTAACATCTGAGGGTGGTAATGCTTTAATGAATGATACACTCAAAGAGATGGAAACGAACACAACGGCAGTAGATGACGCTTTTAATCAGATGGCAGATACACAAAATAATACGACTAAACAATCATGGGTTGATTTACAAAATGCTATGATTGATGTGGGAAATGCACTCGCACCTGTTGTATCGCAGATTGCAGACGCTCTTAGTACATTCGCTCGTAAGTTTAGTGAGTTATCTCCTGAGGTACAAAACACTACGGTATTTATTGGAGCACTGGTCGCCGGTATTGGTCCTTTATTATTAGGGGTAGGTAAGGCTATCGGGGCAGTTGCAGGTTTTTCGGGAGCAATACAGAAGATGGGAGGATTTACTGCTATATTCGGGAATATCACAGGAGCAGTGTCGAGTATGGTTAGTTTTGTAGGTTCAGGAGTCGGGGCAGTTGTATCATTTATGGGTACAGTAGTATCGGCAGTAGGGACAGGAATATCGGCAGTATTCTCTTTTATCGGTTCAATAATCTCATTAGTCGGAACAGGAATCACAACGGCAATATCGTTCGTGGGTTCTGCAATTACGACATTCGGAAGTTTTTTAGCCTCAGTTGGTTCTATGTTAGTTAGTGCAATATCAACTTGTGCAACGGCTATTATGGGATTCATGTCTACACTTGCGAGTGCCATTTCAAGTACAGTTGTATTCTTAGTGACTAATCCGATTGGATGGTTCATCTTAGGGATTACGGCAGTTGTCGCAATCGGTGTTTGGATGTATAAGAATTGGGATGAGATTTGTGCATGGTGGCAAGAAACATGGTCGAAAGTTTGTAATTGGTGGGCAGATTTCTCACAAAAAATCGCAGATGGATGGAGTGAGATTTGGCAGAATGTAACAGATTGGTGGACTAATTTGTGGAATGGTGTTACAGATTGGTTTAAAGGAAAATGGGGAGATTTACATGATTGGTGGGATGGTAAAGTATCAGATATCACAGACGCCGTCAGAGGTAAATTCGAGACTATTCAACAGAAAATAGAAGAAACAATCGGTGGGGCAAGAGATTTTGTCAAAGGTGCTATCGAGAAAATGAAATCATTCTTTAATTTTGAATGGTCATTACCTAAAATTAAATTACCACACTTTAGTATCACAGGTAATTTCTCATTAAATCCTCCAAGCATTCCATCATTCGGTGTCGATTGGTACGACAAGGGTGGTATTTTCTCATCTGCTCAGATTATCGGGGTAGGGGAAAAACGTCCTGAGTTCGTTGGGGCATTAGATGATTTAAAAATGTTAATGAGAGAAGTGTTACATGAAGAGGGCGGTACAGGTGGAGAAGTAGTACAATTAATGATTACTAATTTCTACAATAATACAGAGCAAGATATTGAAGATTTAGCAGATGAATTAGCATATCTGTTAAAACGTAAAAAATTAGGGTTTGAATAGAGGTGAGGACATGGATTTTACATTTAATGGAGTCAACAGTAAAACACATGGACTAAAGGTGAGAGATTCCACTCACCTTTCAAGTCCACAGAAAAATGTTGAGAGTATCGAAATCCCTGGGCGAACAGGAAACCTTGTGATTGATGATGGTACATTCCAAAATAAAAAAATTAAGATTGTTTGTTATTTAGATTGTACTCATAGTGGTAATTTAGCAGTTAAATTAAAGGATATTTACAGATGGCTACAATCACCTATCGGTTATCAAGATTTAACATTCTCAGATGGTTGCAGATTTAAGGCATATTGTAGTGGTTCGATAGATGTGAGCGAGGTTTTTAAAGATTTTGTTCAAATTAGCATACAGTTCGATTCGGTGGAGGTTGATGAGTAATGATTCCAAAGTTATATGATAAGACAGGATTAAAAGAATTAGGTACTTTATTCGATTCGATTAGTTGTGAAGTTGAGGAGGAGAGAAATGGAGTGTTTGAATTAACACTCTCTTATCCTATCAATGATGGTTTATATACACATTTAATTGATGAGAATATCATTGTGGCAAAAGCGAATGATGAGTTAGAGGAACAACAGTTTAGAATCTATCGAGTAAAACGAAAAATGAATAATCGTGTTGAAGTGTCGGCTCGACATATCTCATTCGATTTAGTACATGATTGGGTTCGTTCAATTAAGATTGTAGGACAAAGTTGCGAATATGCACTAAATCAAATATTTTTAAAATCTGAGTTTTGTACACATTATAGAGGATTCTCGGATATTGTAGAGGTACAGAATTATAGTGTAGAGAAACGAAATTGTTCGAGTGCTATTTGTGGGGAACAGGGTTCAATCATAGACACATATGGTAATGGAGCAGAGATTAAACGAGATAATACAAATATTCATGTATTAAACAAACGTGGTCGTGATAGAGGAGTGTCGATTGAGTATCGTAAGAATCTAACAGGATTAGATGTAGAGGACGACACAACAGATTTAGTTACTCGTATTTATCCTTATGCGACATACACAGTTGATGATGTAGAGATTACAGTAGATGGAGGGAAAGTAGATAGTCCTTATATTGATAAGTTCTCACATCCATATGTAAAGTTTATTGATTATTCTGATAAGTTCCAAGATGGAGAAACACCTACAAAAGCAAAAGTAGAGGCATTGGCTTTAAAAGAATACACAGTAAACAAGGTCGATATTCCGAAATCAAATTATAAGATTGAATTTGTACCTCTTTCTAAATGTGTGGGGTATGAGGGATTAGATGATAAGATTGTGTTATGTGATGTGGTGACAATTCGTGATGAGCGTTTCGGAATTGATACACAGGCTAAAGTTATTAAAGTAGTTTACAATGTATTAAAAGAACGATATGATTCTATGGAGTTAGGTGAGCCAAAGACAAAGTTAGGTGATATCATTGTCGGAGCAGATGGTGAAGATGGTAAGGATGGTTTAAAAGGAGATAAGGGAGATAAAGGTGACAAAGGGGATAAGGGTGATAAAGGAGAGCAAGGGATTCAGGGATTACAAGGGATTCAAGGTGAAAAAGGTGAGCAAGGTATTAAAGGGGATAAGGGAGAAGATGGACGTACATCATATTTCCATATCAAGTATTCAGATGTGCCAAGTCCTACATCATCTAACCAGTTATATGAAACACCTAATACCTATATTGGGACTTATGTGGATTATACCGAGGAAGATAGTACAAATCCTTTAATGTATACGTGGTCAAGATTTGAGGGTATGCAAGGGGAACAAGGGATTCAAGGGGTAAATGGTGAGAATGGTAAGACCTCATATTTACACATTAAGTATTCTAATGATGGAGGAGAAACATTCACCTCTAATAATGGAGAAACAGTTGGAGATTACATTGGACAGTATACAGATTTTACATCTCAGGATAGTAATGATGTGAAGAGATACACATGGAGTAAGATTAAAGGTGAAAAAGGTGATAAGGGAGATAAGGGTGAACAAGGTCTACAAGGATTACAAGGAGAGAAAGGAGAACAAGGGATTAAAGGTGATAAAGGGGCAGATGGTCGCACATCTTATTTCCATATTAAATATTCATCAGTAGAAAACCCTACATTGTCCTCTCAGATGACAGAAACACCTGATACCTACATTGGTACTTATGTAGATTTTACAGAGGCAGATAGCACTAACCCTAGAGATTATACATGGGCGAGATTTGAGGGGTTACAAGGAGAGCAAGGGGAACAAGGAATCCCTGGTACTAATGGAGCAGATGGTAAAACATCATACCTACATATCAAATATTCTAATGATGGAGGAAAGACGTTTACTTCAAATAATGGAGAAACAGTAGGGGATTATATCGGACAGTATACAGATTTTGTTCAGGCAGATAGTAATGATGTGACAAAGTATACATGGAGTAAAATTAAAGGTGAACAAGGTGAGAAAGGTGACAAAGGGGACAAAGGAGATAAGGGTGACAAGGGAGATAAAGGTGATAAGGGTGAAGATGGTAGCATGGAAAGTTTTCCTGATACATTACCGACAGTTCCAGTTGTCACAGGTCAAGCCTTAGGATTTGATTTGATTAGTTTATCGTGGACATATGATAATAAAGTTTATTACACATATGAAGTCTATGCTTCTATGACAAGAGATTTCACACCTAATACATTCAACCTAATTTACAAAGGACAGGGAAGTGCATTCTTACATCAAGTCCTACCTGAGCAGACATGGTATTATCGAGTATGTGCCGAAAATACTCATGGGCGAAGAACAGGATTTAGTACACAGATATCGGCAAGTACAGTTAAGGTTGCAGATTTGAGTAATTATGTTCAGAATTTAGCAATTAAAGACGCTTTAATCGGGACATTGAATTTAGGTCGTGCATGGGTTGGTCAATTAAATGCCTCATTATTAGATGTAAAAGGAAATTTCTCGGTAACAGATGGGAATGGGGTTCGAACTCTTAACATTGATTCGGGAGGAAATGTGAGTTTAAATGTTACAGAGTTTAGATTGAAGTCAAATGCGACAAGTGATGTGCCAACAAAGACAGAGGTAGCAAATGATATCAAGACTTCGATTGATAATATCAAAGTCGGTGGAACAAATTTACTTAGAAATACAAAAAATCCTAAAAATTTAGATTATTGGAATAATAGCTATAATGGATTTAGTGTAGCAGAGAATGTCTTATTAAAAGAGAACGTATTTAAGGTTAGTAATCCTAGTACATCTGAGAGATATGGAGGTACTATTAGATATCAATTAGAGCCTAATACTACTTATGTATTTTCTATGGATGTTTATATGGAAAGTAATGTAACAGATATGGATGTATTTTGGTTATCAAGGGTAAAGGGTTCTACAAAAGATTTTGATTATGTGACTAATTTTATAAGTACTTTAGTTCCAGTAAAGGGGAAATGGGTTAGAATATCAAAAGAGTTTACCACAAAGTCAGATGAATATGAGGGATATATTCGCATAGATAATAATGGAAGTACAAGCACTACATCTGATTTTAATTTGTGGTTTACAAAAGTACAGTTAGAAAAAGGAACAAAGGCAACAGATTGGAGTCCGTCACCTGATGATGTAACATCATCTGTAAATCAAGTACAGACAAATCTAAATTCATTCCAAACAACCGTAAATACCACATTTAAAGATGGAATTATTGAACAATCTGAGGCTAAAGCCATTAAACAACAATTAAATCAATTAGAGAATACGAGAGTTGAAATCTTACATCAATATAACACCATTTATGCAAATGCAGATTTGAAAGGGACGGCAAAGACAAATCTTTTAAATGCAAAATCGGCTTTTGAATCGGCACATAATAGTTTAGTATCGACTATTAACACAGTAATTGCAGATGGAAGAGTAACATCATCTGAGAGTTCAAGTGTGGATAGCACATTTAATAATTATAAAGGATTCTTAGGAACACTTGTAGAGAGATTACAAGAGGCATTAGATTCGATTGCTAAACAGAAAGTAGATAATGTGGAAATCGGTGGAACGAATTTATTGAAAGATTCTAATTTTGAGCTAGGATATACATGGAAATATACGGGCGACGCTTATAGGGTACAAGAAGGTAGGGATGGTTCTTATTGTGGGCGTGTTGATGGAACTATTGATGTAACACATCTTATTGAACAACAAGTACAACTTGAAGCTAATACGGAATATACTATAACTGCTTGGGTAAAAACAGAAGATATAACAGGGGGAAGTACAAATCCATTTGTGCAGATTTATACATCTTATTTTTTATATGGTACTTGGGTATCAGAAAATTGTATTGTCAATTTACTTGAAAATGGGACAAGTGATTGGGCTAAGTATACTGCTACATTCACAACTCCGAACAAGGAATATGATATATCTAAGTTCTCCCTTTATGTTCGTGATATAACAGGCACAATTTGGGTTGATGACCTTAAATTAGAAAAAGGAAATAAAGCTACTGATTGGAGTCCACACCCTGAGGATTTAAAATCTTACACAGATACTAAGGTTACTAATTTAGAAATCGGGACAGATAACCATATCAATTTTGAAGAAGATTTATTCCAATCGGGATTTATCGGAGAAGTTGGTGAAGAACATACAAATGATTATTATATCAGAACTAAGTTCTTAGATGTGAGTGGGTTAGCAGATGGAGATTATACGATATCGTTCGGAGATAATTATTATTTTGGTTTAATTGGTCGTGTAAGTTTATTCGATTCAGATAAAACTCAGATAAGAACATCAATACGTTCTGTGGATTCTCATATTACGTTCCATAAATCATCTGATGTTAAATACCTCCGATTTAATGTATGGTCGCAGTATTATCAAAGTTTAGAAAAATCATTTTATAATGAATGGGTTAGCAAGGTTTATTTAGTAGATAAGAGTACAAAACCCGTCATGTTAGTTCGAGGAAATAAACGGGCAGATTGGCAACCATCTCATCATGATTTACAGAACAACATTACAGATTCAATCGACAAAGGTTTAGTAGATATTATCGGACAGAATGTGGCTATTAGAGATACCGTAAACAATATCCTTTCGGATGATATTTTAACGGAATCGGAGAGAGCAGATTTAAAATTAATGTTCTATCAAATGAGAATCCAGTATAATGCCATGATATCGACAATAGATAGTTTAGCAAGTGATTATTTTGTCACATACCGTAAAGATTTAGTTACGGCTTATGATGTATTGGACCACAGTATGCAAGAAGTATTATTGAGTACACAAACAGTAGTTGCAAATGCTAATGCAGTACGAGATAATATGGTTACATATTGTGATAAATACAATGATTGTACTTATGCAGTAGCCGAGTATACAAAAGATAGAATTATCGAAACAAATACTGAATTAAATCTAACTAAAGAGCGAATCGAGTTTGTTTATAAGGAAACTGAGTCGGCATTAGGAACGGCAAAAGAGATTAATAAGCATATGAGTTTTGGAGATAATTGGTTAGAGTTATATGGGACAGTAAATGGGGCAAGTTCTCAGTTTAAAGCAATTCTATCTAATACAAAATTGGCATTTTTAGATGGAGGAAATGAGGTTGCTTATATCTCAAACAAACAATTGAATATCGAAAATGCCGAGATTAAACAAACATTAAAAGTAGGGAATTATACAATCACTAAATCGGCTAAAGGTGGAGTTGTATTTAAACCTACATATTAGGAAAGGAGAATTTGTATGGCTTATTCTTTATTAGGGACATATACAGGTTCGGTAACGAATATATATGGCACAGTATTGAACAATTATTCTTTTAAAGTAGATGTATATATTGAGCAAAATATCAATGCGAACACATCAAGCCTTAAATTCATTCCTACTATTTCATGTTCGGGAGGTACAGGTACGGCAAGTACCTTTTACTTCTCGGTTATGGATAGTGCCGATTATCACCGTTCTTATATAAAATTGGGGCATACAGTATACACATATTCTGCTCCTGAGATTATTAAAACATATTCTCACAATGTGGATGGAACGAAGTCTTTAACAATATCGGTAAAGGTAGAGAATGAACATTCTGAGGGAGCAAATGGTAATCTAAATAATTATTGTATGAAGAGGGCAAGTATTAGTGCAAATGTCACACTTCCTACAATTCCGAGAACATCAACATTTACAGTAAGTGGGAACAAGATTGGCTCGCCTATTAATTTAACTATTAGTCGTTTAGTATCGTCATTCACTCATCAGGTTTGGTACAGATTCGGTAATATTAATTGTGAATTAGCCTCAGGAGTAGGAACATCATACTCATTTACACCATCTCCAACTGACGCTAATCAGATTCCTAATAGCACATCAGGAACGTGTACCCTCACAGTAAAGACTTATAATGGTTCTGTCTATGTCGGGGAGAAATCTGTATCGTTCAATCTTTATGTAGCAGATTCTATGTACCCATCATTTACAGGTTTAACATTATCAGGTTCTAACACGTTAGATGGGTTATATATTGCCGGTCGGTCAACCGTTACGGCAAAGATTGAGGGAGCAGTAGGTTCTTTTAGTTCTACAATTAAATCGTATAGTATCACAGGTTCAGGATTAAACACAGAGTCGGCAAGTGGGACATCATCTGCTTTAATTGAGGGAACACATTCATATGTCGGTAAGATTACAGATAGTCGTGGGAGAAGTCATAGCAAATCAAGTTCGATTACTGTACATACTTATGTATCTCCTCGTATTGAGGGAGTAGTATTAGGACGTTGTGATAGTTTAGGAACATTCGTGGATAGTGGGACTTATGTTAAAATTGATTTTAATGCTATTGTTCAGAACACAGGAAATGCAAATAAAAATGCTAAATCGTATAAAGTGGAATACCGAGTTAAGGGAGCGACAAGTTGGACTACATGGGTTAGTTCGACTACTTTATCAAGTTACACTCAGGCAATATCAATCGGAGCAAAAGGTGGATTTGCCGTTACTAACACATATGAGATTCAGATTACCGTTACAGATTCGTTATCGTCAGTTGTTTTCGTTGGAGAAATCGGGACAGAGAAAGTGAGTCTTGATATAGAAGAGGGTGGAATCGGAGTTGGTAAATATCATGAACGTGGAGGACTTGATGTTGAGGGCGAAATCTATTCCAATGGACATAAAGTGCCTGTGATTAAACGAGAAGATGGTGTCATGGAAATCGGTCAATATATAGACTTTCATCATGGTAGCTTAAATAATGATTTTGATACACGATTTGAAGTTTGTAATGACCAATCATTTCAATTGCATGTTCCAAATGGTCATTTTACTGTTGATAATGCTAAACCAGGAATAAGTCCTAATAGGGGATTGCATATGGGTGTTGGTACTTATGATTGTTTCATCCGTAATAATAAAACAGGGGCTTATTTACAATTGAGAGATGATGGGGAACTTGGGTGGTCGGGTCCTTCCATGATACTTGATAATGGGTCAAACGAAAAGCGAGTCCGACTTATGGCTGAAACGAGAGACTGCGGTTTGTATCAAAACTCTACAAACTTTGGTCTATACGATTGGGCTAACAAAAAATCTATATTGCGCTATAACCCAGACCTAGGGTACACAGTTATTGATAGTCAACGTGTTGCAAATTTAATTGATAAAAATGGTTATTTAGGACTTGGAAATAAGAGTAACGACAACTTTTGGATTCGCTCAACAACATCAGGTTTTATCCCACATGCGAGTGGAGGTAACTCTTCTTCATTAGGAACACAATCGTGGTTATGGAAAGAGATTCATGGTAAAACAATTTTTATGGCGAATAACCGTTGTTTTTGGGCGAATAATACAACAGATATTATGACCAACTCTTCTATTTTACCTGAGGGTAACGGTTCAAAGTGTTTAGGTTATACTCATAACAGATGGGCTGGAGTATACGCTTCCAATGGTACAATTCAAACTTCTGACATGAGATACAAATCAGATATTAAAGAGGTAGATAACGAAACTTTCTTCAACATGGTCAAAGGAACTAACGTTCATACATACGTTCTTAATGCAGAGCGTGTTGACACGAAAGACGCCAAACCATTGACGGAAGAGGAAGCTACGCAAGAGTGTATTCACTTAGGAATATTAGCTCAAGAACTGGCAGAATTCGAAGGTTCAAAATACATTTTAAACTACGACGAAGATTCAGGATATTCAATCAATAACTACAACTTAACTTCTGCTGTGATGTCTGCACTTAAAGTTGAAATATCTAAACGAGAGCAATTAGAGGAAAAGGTGAACACATTAGAGCAGAGAATTGCAGAGATGGAACAGATATGGAAAAATATGCAAAAAGAGTAAAGAAGTGGGAGGGAATAGCCTCCTCTTTTTTATTTAATTATGCTATAATGGTAATGTGATAATAAAATTAAGGAGGTAATAGTATGAGTAAGGTAATCGCATTAGATTTTGGTCATGGTGGAAGTGATTCGGGGGCAGTTGGAAATGGACTCAAAGAGAAAGATGTGACGTTATGGGTTGGGATGGAAGTAACGAAACGACTTGAAAAACATGGGTTCAAAGTAATCACACTTCGTACCAATGATTCATATGTCGGAGATGCAAGTGAGCGAGGAAGTAAACTCGGTAACACTTTAGCAGATTATGCCTTATCTATCCATGTAAATTCAGGAGGAGGAACGGGAGGAGAAATTTTTGTTCCTTGTCGTGAACGTTATGGATATGTAGAGCGAGTGATGGCAGATGAATTAGGGAAATTGAATAAGTTCCGAGGAATTAAGTCGAGAGAGTTAAGTGATTCTAAAAATCACCCAACTTACGTACGACAATTAGATTCTAAAGGGATGTTTACAAAGTCTTATAGTGTCACAGATTATTATGGAGTGATTCGTGAGGCTTGGAAAAAGGGAGTATCTGCGACTATTGTAGAACTTTTCTTTATTGATAATGTTAATGATGTAGTTACATACAATACACAGAAATCTCTATATGTGGAGGCTTTAGTAAAAGCTATCTGTGAGGGATTTGGAGTACCGTACCAACCTGAGGTAGTAGAAACACCTAAACAACCTGAATCTATGCCTAATACAGAAGAGGGTGAGGTTTGGTTTAGAGCCGTTGTAGGAAGTTATAAGGACAAAGCAAATGCAGATAAGATGGTTCAAGAACTAAAGGCAAAGGGGTATTCAAGTGCTTTTGTAACAACATTCATTAAAAAGTAAAAGGAGGTTCGAGAACATGGTGGATGATTTGGTGGTCATGTTGCAGATTGACTCTCTGTTATTTGGGTTTATCATTTTACGAATGTTAGACTTTGTGACAGGGTTCTTAAAAGCGTACAAGGTTGAGGGATTTAAGAGTAGAAAGATTCGCGATGGGCTTGTGATGTTTTTAGGAGAACTTGTGGGGATTCTATTTGGTGGAGTCCTTGATATGCTAATCGGGGTAAATGGATTACTTATTTCAAGTATTAAATGGTTATTCATTTATACCGAGGCAGTATCAATCTTAGAAAATCTTACTGTTTTAGGTATTAAAATGCCTGATGTGGTAAAGAATAATCTCGAAGTATTCAGAACGAAGAGTGAGGGTAAAAAAGAGTAGGGAGAAATCCTTACTCTTTTTTTTTATATTTTTTTAAAATAATTGGTATCAATTAGGAGGTCGGTGAGTATAGTGTATTAAGAATAATAAAATTATTACCGAGTGAGGTTGAGGATGTAGTAATTTTATTACTTTTAATAAAAATGAGGTGATAGGATGTTAGCAGTTGTAGAAAGTGGGAAAGCTAATACTAAATTTAAAGGAAATGCTATTTTAAATAAGTTTTCGACTAAATATACAGTAGGTGAGAAAGTAATTGAGGGAGTAGATACTAACACATATAACATTTCATATAATGGAGTCCTTTATAAAGTCGGCGATTGTGGGGGCGAGAATGATTTTGAGGTAAGTAAAAATAAAGATATTCATAAAATCTCAATCATTACGGCATTGAGTATTTTAAAGCCAGTTGGATTTACAGATTATAAATTAGTAACGGGAACTCCTGTGAATCTGTTTTTTACAGATGAGAGGGACAGGATTAAAGAGAATCTACTCGGGCATTATGATGTGACATTATATAAAAATAAAAAGGAATCGGAATTATCTTTTAATATCGCTAAGGTATTGGTAGCACCTGAAACAATGGGATACATTTATAACAATTATGGTTATTGTAAAAATCATCTTGTAAAGGTGGTCGATATTGGAGGATTAAACACTAATGGATTGGTTTATAAAGATGGTAAACCAATATCAGGAACAGGATTTACAAATAATCAGGGTATTAATATTTTAGTTAGTTCAATCATGAAATCTTTAAATAAAGACGGCTACAATTATCAAAGATATGAGGTTGAGTATTTCCTGAGAAATGGAACAGAGAATAGCAGAGAGAGGGAGATTATAGAGGCTAGGATATCAGAACATATTACAAATTTAGAGAGGGAATTAAGAGCGAACAGTTGGAATATTGATTCGGGGGAGATTGTGTTTACAGGAGGAGGAGCATTATTATTATCGGATTATTTAAAAATCCATTTTAAAAATGCAGTAATCTCGGCAGATTGTATTTATGATAATACAAAAGGATTCTATAAATTAGGGGAGGCATTATTGTGAAACGGATAAGTATTTCCCTAACAGATGAGTATATGGATGTTTATGGGTATTTAAAAGGAAAAGCTAATATTTCAAAATATGTCTGTGAGTTGGTTCGGCAAGATATGAATGGATTACAGAGTTTTAGTATGGATGATATTGAGAGATTGATAGATAACAAATTAAAAAATCTATCTCGGATAGAGATAGATAATAATGAGATAGAGGAGGATATAAGAGGAGATTTGAGTGATTTATTTGGATTATAGATAGGGATAGATAAGTTTAGAGATTAGGGATAGTATTCCTATTGCTACTAATACATATCCAGTATAGGTAATTAGTTTTGAAGTATTCATAATATTGCTCCTTTCGAGTTGTTTAAAAATATTATGGTCAGAGGGAGGTAAAAATATTTATGATAATTGAATTTTTTAATTGGATTAAAAATCTGATTCCTAATTTTATGGATTGGCTCGGTAGGATTACAGTAAATAGTATCGGGACATTTATCGGTAATACCTTAGTTTTAGGAGGTGGAGTCGGTGAGTTTGTCGGGATGTTGATGATAATTACAGGATTATTTTTAATTAGATTTAAAATGACTAAAATGCTTAGAAAAGGATTTTTGATTTATTTAGTATCTTTATTGTGTGAGTTAGTGGGAATTACGTTATTATAAGATAATAATTTGAGGAGGAGATTATAATGATAGTAAAACTTAATGGGAGAGTAATTAAAGGGTTAGAAGTGCCGACAAATGATGAGGTGATGGACAAAGAGGAGTTTATAAATCAAGTGGTAGAGTTAGCAGAGGGACATAAGATGAGAGCAAGTGTTATTCCATCATTGGCTATGATTTTACCAACTATGTTATCTACACAAGGTCTTGCAGATATTGGGACAGATTTACGAGAAATTTTAGACCCAGTTATTGAGTTATTTGCCTCATTAGGTTATCCGACTACATATATTATGATTATTGTTGGCTTTTTAATGATTGCCACAGGTCGTAAAAGTAAGGGATTGGATGTAATAAAATGGGCTTGTTTTGGGTATGTTGGAATCTCATTCGCACCATTCTTATTAGGATTACTTGACGCTATCGCAAGAGCCATGAGAGAGGGGTTAAAATAATGCAAGGGATTGAGATTTTACCTAATTCAATGTTAAAAAATGATAATATGTTGCAGATTGTAAAAGCATTACATGAGCCGATTAATTATGTAGAGAGATATAATTTAGCAGTTTTAGATGTGATTAAACAACAGGGGCATATTCCGAAAGATATGCTCCTTAGTAAAAATATTATAAAGAATTTATGGGAGTCCAAAGATAAAGAGAGTAATTTGATGATTCTGCAAAACAGATTCGTCTATGAGATTGAGATAACCCATTCTGAGATTCATTTTAGAGTCCTACATGATGAGATAGACAAGGTGATGGATATTTATAAGAAATATATCCCAAGAGTCAAATTTGGGAAAGAAAAGAGGGATTATAAGTTACATATCACTCCTCATACAGAAGTCGTTGAGATGGTGAATAAAGAACATTTCCTAATGGCATTAGATATTAAGGATAAGGGATTAGAACCATTAAAATATATCATGGACATTAAAAGACAATTAAGGGATGGAGAAAAATTTATCTATCAGGTAATCTTACATCCGTTGGATAATGATTGGACTGTTATCTGTAATAAGGCTTATAACCAGTTTAAAAATGGTGATTATCCTGAGAAATTCAAATTATCTTTTTTCAAAGCACTTCAAGTGATGGGAGATATGGGATTAAACACTTTGCTTGAATTTGTTTATATTTTCGAGGAACTACTTTTCGGGGAGGGGAATGTAGAAAGATTAGACATGACAAAGGATAGAGTCAGTACAATACGGAGAGATAATGGATTGAGTACGGCTACAAAGGATAAAAGCAAAGAAAATGGGTTCGAGGTCAGTATACGAGGAATCGTGGAAAGCCCGTCACAATCAAGGAGGGAGGACATACTTTCGCATTTTGTAAATTGTTTTAGTTGTTTAGATGGTGATAACAGATTAGTAAAACATAAAGTAAAATTAACTAAAGATAATAAAAAAAGAATCGTAAACAGAGAGTTATTTTTTAAACCGACTACAAGTGGAAAAATGATTTTAAATACACGAGAGGTCGAGTGTTTATTATATCTCCCTCAGATTACGTTACAGAGAGAGTTTGGGATAAATAAATTTGATTTCTATGAGGTGGATGTTCCTAAGGAGGTAACACAGGGAGGTATTCCAATGGGTACAATTTATGGAAGTAATGTGATGGCTTATTGGAGTATGAAAAAGGATGTATTGACGTTATCGAAAGCAATCGTGGGGGTTAAGGGTTCAGGAAAGAGTAAGTATTTTGAGAATTATGTTTATCATGCTTATAAGAGTGGCGATTGTGTAATTTGGTTTGATTATGTAGAGAATAACCAAAATGCTTGGGAGGTGAGTAAACATATTCCTAAAGAGGATGTGACAATAGTAGATTTAAGTCGGGGATTTACGTTTAATTATCCTGAGTTAGATATTAGCACGATTCCGAGGGATGAGGATTACAATAGAACATTAAAGAGATTCGCCTCAGAATATTGCAGATTGTTAGAAAAGTTTATAAATACAATCAATTCTGAGGACGCTCAGGAGTTAACGAGTAACATGAGAAATATCCTAACTTCGGCTTGTAGTTTATGTTTTATGACACAGAATGTGGATTTATATAGTATTTATAGGATTCTAACAAATCATAAATTCAGGATGGAGTGCATTAAAAAAGTTAAGGCTATGAAAATCTACCGAGATGATGATTTCAGATTCAGTACATTAGAATCGTTAAATGAAAAATCAGGAGGTAAGGTGACAGGGACTAATAATAAGGCAGATAGAGTTTTGGACAGATTTCAGGCATTGACGAGGGATAGTAGAACGGAGGAGATGTTACTCGGGATTGATAGAAATGTGATTAATTTTGTAGAGGAGTTCGAGAAAAATAAAGTAATCTTAATTCTAATGCCTGAGGAGTATTTTAGTGATTATGAGTTAAAAGATATGGTCGTGACGTATTTCTTGACTAGGATGTGGTTAAGTGGTTTAAAACGGGCTAAATTGATTCCTGATAGGGATGAGAGAAAAGTGGTACATATAATGTTAGATGAAATCCATCAATTAACAAATGCTACTAAAGTTATGTTAAAAAATATTGCAGAGGATAGGAAATTTAGGACAACATATGTTTTTGCTTGTCAGTATCTAAAACAGTTTGGTAATTTGTGGGGAGCAGTAAAAGGAACAGGTTGCAATTATATGTTATTCTCAGGAACAGAGAAAGAAAATTTCTTGATGTTAAAAGAGGAGATAGGAGATAAATTTACATTAGATGAGTTGATTAATATGCCGACAAGACATAGTTTGAACATTTATAGATATAATGGACAAAACATTGTTTCGTTCTTATCGAAGCTACCTGATATGTTAGATGTTACAATGAGGAGAAATAAGAGAGAGGAGGAGAGAGCAAATAGCGTCGATTTAAAGGCAGATAGTTCTGAGAGGGATAATGTTAAGGAGAGTTATTTAAAATCTAATGTAGAGGCTAAAAATAGGGTATATGAGGCTAATACAGAGTCATTTAGTAGCAAGTATCTTGATTACCTAAAAAAGTATGGACAAAAATGACTTTTTTCGCAGATTTGGAAACTTTTGAACGGTGGTTTGAATATGATGAAGTATCATCATGTATAGGATGAGTACAGACTTGTGGTTTGTACTCCTTTTTTTATATAATTAGGTGGATAGGAAAAAAATTTCCGTTATATTATAACTAATACTTATTTATAGATTATTTAATATATAAATATATAATAATATAAGGGAAAATTTTTTCCTGTGTAGATATCTCTTAAAAATATTTTTTAACAAAATTAAAAAAAATTTAAAAATACACTTGTATAATATTATAATGCCTGTATAATAATAAGTGTAAGGAAGTTAAGAAATAATTTTTAAGGAGATTGATTAAAATGGCTAAAAATGAGTTAAAAGTATTACGAGGATTAAAATTTGGAGTTGAATTAGAAGTTAAGTTCTCAGGTGATAAAACAGAAATCATTGGGGCTTTAAAAAATAGAGGGATTAAAGTTCGTCAACGTTGGTCTGGAAGTATCCATACAGTATTAGAAAATGCTTGGAAAGTTGTTGCAGATGGTTCGGTACATGGAGGATGGGAAATCGTATCTCCTCCTATGAGTGATATGAATGATTTACGAATCGTGTGTGAGGTATTAAATGAGTTAGGTTGCTCAGTAGATAGACAATGTGGATTGCATGTTCATCATGAAGCAAGTGATTTAGATTTAAACTCATTAAAAAATGTTTATGAAATCTATAATAAATATGAGTTAGATGTAATTCACGAGTTGTTACCAGTTAGTCGTCGAAACAATGCTTATTGTAAACCTCTAACTACTGTAATTGAGGATGTTAGAAAATGCAACTCGATTGATGAGATGAAAGAACATTGGAATATTGGAGGAGGTTATGGAGGACATTATGATTCTTGTCGTTATAAATCTATCAACTTCCGAGCATATCGAGTTTATGGAACATTAGAATTTAGAGCACACTCAGGTTCGATTGATTTTGAAAAAATCAGTAATTGGATTCTATTCACTCATAAAATTATCGAGGTTGCTACTGAGAAAAAAGTTATCCGTCCTGTAACTGAGAAACGTAAATTAAAATGGCAAGAGAGTGTTCAACATTCAAGCTATGATTTATACAAAGAGTTAGGAATTGGAGGAACTGAGTTAAGTAAATACTTAGGAAGTCGCAGAAAAACATTAAGAACAAATTAAGAGAGGATTAAATAGTCCTCTCTTTTATTATAATTAAACGGTTGTAATATTAGATTTAAAGTGATATAATAATCCATATCAGGAGGTTATGAGATGAAGTTTAAAACAAAATGTTATGGACATCAGTTGGAGTGCTTTGAGTATGGTATGGCACACGAACAGTTCTTATTAGCAGATGAGCAAGGGTTAGGAAAGACGAAAGAGAGTATTGATATAGCAGTAGGTAGAAAGCTATATAATCAGGTACAGAAGTGTTTAATTATATGTGGAGTCAATTCTACTAAATATAATTGGCAGAATGAAATCGGAATCCATTCAGATGAGCAGAGTGTTCTGATAGATGGAACTAAGGCTAAAAGATTAAAGGCGATAAAAGAGTGGGGAGATGGTAATGCCTACTTTGGTATCATTAACATAGAGGCTTTACGTCAGGATGATATCCTTGAGCAATTAAAGTTATTGCCGATTGAGATGATAATTTTAGATGAAATACATAAGTGTAAGAATCCTATGAGTAAGCAAGGAAAAGTGATACACACTCTAAAAGCTAAATATAGAATCGGGTTAACAGGGACACCGATTCAGAACAAGGCAGTAGATGTATACAACATCTTAAAGTGGTTAGGAGCAGAGAATCGGAATTTCTATGCTTTCCGTAATAGATATTGTATTATGGGAAATTTCCGTAATATTGTGGGATATAAGAATTTGCATGAGGTTCATGCTATTTTGAATCGAGTTATGCTCAGAAGATTAAAAAATGAGGTATTAGATTTACCTCCTAAGATTTACAAAAAAGAGTTCGTGGAATTAACGGCTAAACAGAAATTATTGTATCGACAAAGTAAGGCAAGTATTTTGGAGATGTTGAACATGGGTATCAACATCCCTGATAATCCTTTAACTGTTTTAATGACAATGAGAAAGGTTACAGGAGGATTACTTACAGAGGATAATCCTAAGATGGATAGATTAAAAGAGTTGTTAAATGATTATCAGGAAGAGAACAAGAAAGCAATCGTATTTAGTAATTATAAAGAGGTAACACGAAAGATAAAAGAGCAGTTAGAGAGTGAGGGTTATAAGATTCTTTATATTGATGGAGATACCGATATTTCAAAAAGACAGGAGCAAGTTGAAATATTCCAAAACAGTAATGATTATAATATCATCATAGGGACAATCGGTGCTATGGGAACAGGATTGACTCTAAATAAAGCAGAGGCAGTTATTTTCTATGATAAACATTACAATCCATCTGAGAATGAACAAGCAGAAGATAGAGCACACCGTATCGGGACTATGAATCGGGTAAATGTTATTACATTAGTTGCTAAAGATACAGTAGATGAGAGAATCGAGAAGTTATTAGTTGAAAAGAAAAAGGTTATAGATGAGGTTATCGAGGGCAAACAGATGAGCAATCGAGATGTATTAGATTATCTATTAAAAGATTAAGAGGAGGCTTTAAAATGAAAATTATTGACGGATTAAGATATTATACAAAGAAAGAGGTAGCAGATTTAGTAGGGAGAACTCCTTTAACGATACATCATTATGATTCATGGAGTAATGAACGAGAGGCAGAGGGAGAGGAAAGATTTATTCCTAAACCTTTATTAGTTGGCAAGTACCGTTATTGGAATGATGAACAAGTGGAACAGATTAAAGGATTTTTCGAGTGGGTGGAACAGAATCGTGGAGCGATTTCTCAGTATAGCAAGAGATGTTGGGGAAATCGAACTACCAAAGATGATAAAAAAGCAGAATAGGATGAGGATATTATTTCCTCATCTTTTTTTTTATTGAGAATGGAGATTGGGTGGGGTTCGTCATTACCCCGAACCGAGGAGAAATCTCCATCTTTTTTTTATTTGTTTAAAAATTTTTCGACAAATCGGTTATATATCTATGTAATATTAAATTGTGGAGGTAAGATATATGACAGATTTAATTAATGTAACAACAAATGAACAAGGACAAAAGGTTGTAAGTGCGAGAGAGTTATATGATGGTTTAGGATTGAATAAGGCAAATTGGAAACGTTGGAGTGAGCAAAATATTGTAAGTAATGAATATTTTAAAGAAAATGTGGATTGGGTGGGGTTCATCATTATGATGAACGGTAATGAAACACGAGATTATGCAATCACATTAGAGTTTGCTAAGCATATCGCTATGATGGCTCGTACAGAATTATCTCATCAGTATCGTAATTATTTTATTGAGTGTGAGAAACAATTAATTACTAATATTCAATTATCTACACCGAGAGATGAGGCAAAAGCAGATTTAGAATTAATGCAAGTTGTATCGGATTTTTTGGGATTAAATGATAGTAGTAAATTATTAATCACTCATCAGGTATTCAAGAAACATCATTTACCAAGTGAGTATCTCCCTAAATACACAGATAGTAAAGGGCAGTTATTAAGTGCTACTGATTTATTGGCTCGTCATGGAGTAGATATCTCAACAATCGCATTTAATAAATTGATGATGAAATTAGGATATATTGTAGAATTGGAACGAGTATCGAAAAGCAAGGGAGTAAAGAAATTCAAATCCTTAACTAATTTAGAGTTTGGAGAGAATCAGGTATCTCCGAATAATCCTAAAGAAACTCAAATTCTGTACTATGAGCATAAGTTTGAAGAATTACTAAAAACAATCGGATTGATTTAAAAGAGGATAACACCTCTTTTTTTTATTATTTTTAACAAAAGTTTAATTTCACACTTGAATTATATTATAATACCTGTATAATAATAAGTGTAAGAGATAATAAATTAAAAAATCGAGGAGAGATATAAATGAGAAACTTAGAAAAATTTTTAAATGAGAATAAAATCGGATATGTATTACAATTAGATAGCAACTTAGATGATTCAGGAATCCGATTTGAGATTGAGGGAGTTCGTTATTCAATCTTAAAAGAGGAAAAGGGATATGCTCTAAATATTGTAAAAGATGGAGAAAGAGCAATTACAACTCATTGGAAAACTCAGGGAGAAGTAATCAAGTTATTACAAAATAGATTAGGACTTTAATAGGTGAGGAGAAATCCTCATCTTTTTTTATTTATTTTTAAAATCTTTTAAAAGAAATCAAATAACGAGGTTATATATAGATGTAAGTTAATTATTTAGGAGGTTAAGATATGAAATACAATATCGAGTTAAAAAATGTAGTATTAGACAATCCAAAGGGAATTAATTATGCAGTTGTTCGTAATCCTAAAAATACATTGGAGTATGTATCATTAATTGATATTTTATGTGATGTGTTGCCAAAAGGTGTTGAATTAGGTACACTAAAGGTTGAATTTGATACAGTTGAGGTTGGAGATTTAGAGGTAATTAAATCTACACAGGAGTTGGCAAGTGTAGATGAGGAGGTATTGTTTTAATGAGTCGTATTAAAGAGATTGAAGTATCTATCGGGATTACAGTTGAAAATAAAGGAGTCTACTACAAACCAAATGCCCGAGTGGTGTTTGAGGTTGATGTAGATGATACAGAAGAGGCACAAAGCAGATTGTGGAAAAAGGCTTGGGAAGTTGCTACTCATCAGGTCGGGGAACAAATTAAATCTTTAGGGTAGAGGAGAAATCCTCACCTTTTTATCTTACATGAATTGGAGGAAATGACGTGAAACAAGAGTTAATGAAGATTTTATATTTAGTGGCTTGGGGAGATATGAGCCGAGGTGGATTAGAGTTTAAAGAGAGAGCATTAATCAAGATGAGAGATATCATCAATAAAGAGTTAAAGGTTGTCCGAAAAGAGATTAAAAAATTAGGGGATGAATAAGGATGAATTTGAACTATACAGTAGTATCTTTTAATTTAATGGTTGATAAAGAGTTATCAAATAATAGTAAAGTCCTCTATACAGTTTTAAAGGGGTTAGCAGAGGATTTAAACCATATTAAGGTATCAGAAAAAGAATTGAGCAGATTGATGGATTGTACGGACAGAACTGTTCGAAATGGATTGAGTGAGTTGGAGGCTTATGGTTTAGTTGCTAAATATCGTGAGCAGATTAAAGATGTACAAACTTATGTAGTGATTCCTTATGAGATTCGGGAAGTGGTTCAATTAGATACAGTTGAGGATTTTGAGAAGTTATTGGATAAGGTTCGGATTTTTGTTGAAACTGAGATAGATGGTAAAAAATCAGGTAAATTGGAGGATAGTGTGATACAGGATTCTCAGGAAAAGGATGAAGTGATTCGAGGGATTAACAAGAAGTTGGAGAGTGGAGAAGAGTTAAACACTTATGATTATGGAGCATACTTCTACAAGTTAAACAAAGAGAAAAATGGTATGATTACTAATTTCCGTAATCCGAGAGCATTACAGATTATGAAACGGGTGACGAATGGTAAATCTCAGGAAGAGAACTTGAAGTTAATAAGAGTGTTTATTGAGGTTTATGATTCAAAATTTAAACGTAAAGGATTTGAGTGTCCGACTATTGAGGGATTCGGAACAAGTTGGATTTACAATATTGTCGTGGATTATGCAAAACGTTGTGTAGAGGATAACAGAGAGTTAGATTTAGCAAATGAGGTGTTTTAATATATGGAATGGGAATGTTATGTTAAAAAAGAGGTGTGCAAAAAATCAAGCACACCTGTATGTGGAGAGAATTGTAGAGCATATATTTTATTTGAGGCAATTTATGGAGTATCAAATATTCCAAAGAAATATCAGAATGACAAAACATTAGTACCTGAGAATGCAGATTTAGAACAGTTCCGTATTTTGAATGGGTTTAAAAAGAATGTGGTTAGCCATGTAAGTAAAGGTCGAAATGTATTTATCACAAGTCACATGACAGGGAATGGGAAAACGACATGGGCTTGTAAGATTGCACATGAGTATATCAAGAAATCTCTATTTAATGAGGATATTGATAATTTAGTTTATTATGTTAATGTTCCCGAGTTATTGGAGGATTTAAGACGAGGATATGAGGATGGGGAGTACGATAGTATCTTACATAAATTAAAGTCCTCAAAACTTGTTATTTTTGATGATTTAGGGGCAGAGAAGAGTTCGGAATGGGTAAGGGAACGATTATATACCATTATCAATTACAGAGTCTTAAATGGGTTATCTTCCATTTATACTTCCAATTTATCTATGGATGAATTAGTGTTAAATGTAGGACAACGTGTAGTTAGTCGATTAAAGGAAGATACACTAATTGTTGAGTTAGTGGGGAAAGATAGACGAGGTGAGTAGCAGATGTATGAGTTATTATTGATTAACATAATTTTAAATACAAAGAAGTTAATCCCGATTGATAAAAAATATTTGTTATTGATGAGAGCAGAGTACGAGTTCATCTGTAATCATGTGGCTATGTATGGGGTTGTATGTGATAAAACAACATTCGTGGTAGAATTTAGGGATTTTGATTTTGTGGAGGTAAATGAGAGTTTAGAGTATGTCCTTTATAAGATTAAAGAAGCATATACATTCTCCGAGGTGTCGTCTTTATTAGAGAAGAACTCAGATAAGATTAAACAAGATAGTATACAAGCAAGTGAGTTCTTAAAAGACAAATTATCTGAGTTATTAAATGAGGTAAAGCCTAAACACCGAGAAGATGTTGATATTGTTCGTAATTCAAGAGAACGTGCATTATTGTATCAAGAAAGATTACAAAATAGTGGATTGATGGGGATTACAACGGGAGTTGTGGAATTGGATAATATTTTACATGGATGGTTAAATGAGGATTTAGTGACAATCTTCGCAAGAACAAATGAGGGAAAATCATGGATAGCTTTATTTTTCTCAGTAATGGCATGGGCAGTAGGTAAGCGAGTTTTATTCTATTCAGGAGAGATGAGTAAGGAAGTAGTCGGATATCGTTTCGATACATTATATAAACATTACTCAAATACGGCATTAATGCAAGGATTGAAAACATTAGGTGATGATAATACAGTAGATGATTATTTAGCTTATATTGATGATTTAAGTCAAAAAGATGGATTTATTGTTATCACACCGAGGGATTTAGGTGATAAGCCAACAGTTCGAGATATTGAGAATTTATGTGATGAGTTCAAACCTGATTTAATCTGCATTGACCAGTTAACGTTAATGAGAGATATGAGAAATGGGGAAAACAAAAGGATTCGATATAATAATATCTCCGAGGATTTATTTGGATTATCTGAGAAATTACAAAAGCCAATCTTAGCAGTAACTCAGGCAAGACGAGATAGTGGAAAGAAAAAAGAGGAGAGAGATTTACCTCCTGAGTTAGATGAGATTTACGAATCTGATGGAATCGCACAGAACTCTACCCGAGTGATTTCTATGAAAGTAACAGGACGAATTTTAAAATTAGCAATCAAGAAAAATCGTTATGGTGAGAAAGAGAAAGAGGTCTATATGATTTGGGATAAAGACCGAGGAATCTTGAAGCCATTTATTGAGGATGGAGAGCAACAATCATCATTAAGTGAAGAATATGGATTTTAGGAGGTTTTCACCTCCTTTTTTATTATATTCAAATTTTGTTAAATTTATTCCAAAAAAGTGTTTACTTATTATAATATAACGATTATAATGAATATTGTAATAAATGAGTCAAGGAGATTACAAATTATGAGTATTTTACGAGAAATAAATGCTCTACGAAATGGTGGCTATTTCCGAGATTTTGAGGATAAAGAAGATTATTATTTATGTACTTGTCCTTTTCATAAAGATGGGAAAGAAAAGACACCTTCGTTTAGTATTAACAAGAAAAGAATCAAGACACATAAGGGAATCCTTGAAGAGGGATATGTCCATTGTTTTGGTTGTGGCTACAAAGGAACATTTACAAGATTTCTTGCAGATGTTCGAGGTGTAAGTGAGTTCGAGATATTAAAGCAGATGAGAAAAGATTTAATTTGGGAAGATAAGAGAGAATTACTTTTATCGTTAAATCGAACAGAGGAGAAAAAAGAATTTGAGATAAATGTTTTACCATTAGATAGTAATGGGAGAGCATATCTGAAAAATCGTAAATTATCGGATGAGGTAATAGAGAGGTTCGGAATCGGTTCGGATAAGTATAGTAATATCGTATTTCCTTTAGTGGATAAAGTTGGAGAAGTGATTGCAGAACAAAAGAGGGCAATCAGGGAGAAGAAATTTTATAACACAGAGGGATTTGATAAGATGGCATACTTATATGGACTCTATCAAGTTCTTACAGATTTAGAATCGGATACGGTTTATATTGTGGAGAGTATTATAGATTGTTTAACTTTATGGAGTTGGGGATATAATTCAATCGCATTAATGGGTTCTAAATATTCAGATTATCATATTACAGAGATATGTAAATTAAATAAGCATATTGTTTTAGCCTTAGATAATGATGATGTCGGAAAGTCTGCCATGTTTAAGTTAAAAAATGTGTTAGTAAAAAAAGGTCGCAGAGTTGATGTAATTCGTTGGGGTAATACTCGGGAAAAAGATATTAATGACCTTACAAAAGAAAAATTCGAAAAATTAATTTAGGGAGAGTCCAGAATGAAAAATTTACAAGCAATCGTAACAAACTACAAAACAGAACAAGATGATTTTGAAAAAAATATTTTATTAGCAGAAATTATTGCAGAGTGTGAATCTACTTTTAAATATTTCTGTATCAAGTATCGCAATTTACCTATGGATAGTGAGGATATTAGAGCAGAGTTATTAATCGAGTTAATTAAAGCAGTTGATAAATATGATTTAGAATCAGGTTATGAGTTTAAAACATTTTTCAGTAAATATTGTAATCAACGTTTACACAAATTACATAGAGATTTAGGGACACAAGGTCGTACCCAACATAATGAGGAGGGGGAACGAGTGAGTGATTTAAGTTATAATGTAATGATTGAAAATGGCTATGATGTGGTGGAGAATTATTGTAGTTATACAGATGTTGAAACTAAAATGTTGTTAGAAAGTTTACCATTAGAGGACACAGAGAAATTTATTTGTGAGCGATTAGCTTTAGGTTATAGACCAAGTGAGATTGCAGACTGTTTAGGATTATCACCTGCCATGATTACATATCAAGTGAAAAAAATTCGAGAAAAATTTAAAACAAATTTAGTTTTTTGTTAAAAGAATTTTGCCAAAGGGGTTATATATAAGTGTAAGGATGAGAGAGGAGGAAAAAGATGAGATTACTTGATATCATTCAAGCCTACTTTAGTGGAAATCTTGTGGTAGTCATTAAAGAGGATAACAAAAAATATTCCTATGTAAAAGGTGGGAATGTAGACAATCGGTTTATACTTAGTAGTTTTGCAGAAATTATTAAGTTAAACATAAATTAAAAGAAATCAATTTGGCCGTTGAGTTCTTAAAGCAGTAAAAAAAAATCAAAAAACAATTACAAAAAAAAAACAAGGAGAGTTAAAAAATGAATTTACGAGATTTAGTTACAAAGTATGAAAGTCAATCAGGAAAAACACAATGGTTACAATTAAAAGATGATGGGGACAGTGCATTAGTTCGTTTCTTACATTCAGATGAGGAGGACTTAGATGTATTCGAGGTTCATGAGTTTGAAGTTGATGGATTCAATCAATCTATTAAATGTAATGGTGAGGGTTGTCATATGTGTGCTAATGGGAATCGTCCTAAATTAGCTATGTACCTACAAATGTTAGATTTAGAGGACAAAGAGGTTAAGGTGTGGCGACGTGGTGTATCTGATATTAAAAAGATTTTAGATGAAATCGCAGAGAATGGTGATTTAAACAAACGTGATTATAAAATCAAACGTATTGGTAAAAAAGGAAGTACAAACACTACTTATCAATTCTATGCTAAAGATAAATGTGAACGAGAAATGCCTGAACGTAAAGACATTCAAGGATTCTTAGTTCGTGTGGTATCTAATGAGGACATGAAGTCTATCATGAATGGTACATTTACATTTAAAAAAGATGTAGTAGATAATTCTACAAAAGTTAGTGGAACAGAAGAATTTTAATACTGTGGAGGGTGAATAACCCTCCTTTATTTAGGAGGAAAAAACAGATGTTATTAGATGGTCGAGAGGTCGTACAATCTGAGGTTGAGAAGTTAAAGCAGATTGTAAAAGAGGGTACAAAGGCAGTAGTTATTCAGGTAGGAGATAATTCGGCAAGTACAGTTTATGTAAATAATAAAATCAAACTCGGAGCAGAGTTAGGGATTGAATGTGTGAAGTATCAGTTACCGAAAACAATTTCTGAGGAGGAATTGTTGGTTATTATTGATACACTGAATACATCAGATAATGTGCATGGAATTTTAGTACAGTTACCATTACCTAATCATATTAATCCTGATAAGATAGCCGAGTCGATTGTGTGGTATAAAGATGTGGATTGCTTTAATCCTATTAATGTTGGTCGTGTAATGTTGGGGACAGGAGAGATTAATCCATGTACTCCTCAAGGAATCTTTACAATCTTAAAACATTATGGATTAGATGATGTGAAAGGGAAACGAGTTGTTATTGTAGGGCGTTCTAATATTGTCGGTAAACCGTTAGCAAATATGTTTATTAATCGAGGAGCGACAGTAGTGAGTTGTAATAGTAATACACCTTTCTCGGATATTGTTGGGTTAGTATATGGTTGTGATATTCTCATCTCGGCAGTAGGGAAAGCTAATTTCTTTAATCGTGAATCTATGATAGTCGAGGAGTATGGAAACTATATTTGTCCTATTGGAATTGATGTGGGAATGAATCGAGATTCGGACGGGAAATTGTGTGGAGATATTAGTCGTGATGTCTATGATTGTTTTAAATTTATTACACCTGTACCTAATGGGGTAGGAAGAACGACAGTATTAGAGTTGATGAGAAATATTATTAAATGTAAGGAGATTATGGACAATGAAAAATTTTAATGTAGAAGTAAAAGGAATCCGAGGAAGTTTTAAAGCCATTTATCGTGCTTGTTTAAATACGATTGGTAAAGACACAGATAGAGAGCCGTCTGAGGAGTGGATGAAACGAATCCTTATCTCAGAACACTCACCTATTCGTAAAATCAATGTGGAGGTAAAATGGACTAATCTAAAATATTGGGTATCAACACATTTTGTTCGTCATAAACATGGGATTGAACACTTTGTATCTACTCAACGTACAGACCGTACCAATGTTGATAGAAATGAATTACCTCAAGGAGCATATGTAAAACATGAGATTGATGTGAATTTACAAGGATTAATCAATGTAAGTCGTAAACGTTTATGTCATTGTGCGAGTCCTGAAACACAACAGGTTTGGAGAAAGACAGTTGATGAGATTGCCAAAGAGTTGCCAGTTGTGAAAGAGGTTTGTGTGAAAGAGTGTGTGTATCGAGGATTCTGTCCTGAGTTCTATTCATGTGGATATCATAATACACAGAAGTTCCGAGAAGAGTTACACAATTATCGCAAGGGGATAAATGGTTATGGAACAATTGAACAGATTGAGAAAGACATGGAGTTCTTAAATAAGAAAATGTTAGAGGCAATTAAAGAATAAAAAAAAAATAAAAAAAAACCATCCTCTGATGAATAAAATACATATTATAATAGTATAATATTAATATAAATAAAAGAGTTGGAGGTTGTTATTATGTATAATGGAATCGTGAAAAGTATTGAGTGTCGAGTTGAGGATGTTGATATATTCGAACTGTTTGATTTCTTGAAAACATTAGCCGTTGTGAGAAAGTCGTTAGTCCTATTAGGTGAGGATGTTACAATGGTAGATGGGTTGATAGAACGAGTGCAAGAGCAGATTATAATGAGAAAATTATAAATAAAAAAAAAGACTAGGATAAAACCTAGTCTTTTTTTTTCATTGGACAATGATTATGAGATAAGATGAAATAAGGCATTAGCATAAATAGGAAAGTACATACATATTATATAATAATTATTTTAACAATACAATTAAAATTTTGGAGAAAGATGGGTTATATATTATTGTAGATAATAATAGGAGGTAGACATGAGAGAATTAAATTTAAACCTTAATCGTGATGATAAAATGATTAATCTATCGGATAGATTGAATCATAAAAAACAATGTAGTACAGAAACAAAACGTGTCTTTAATGCAAGAGAGAGAGAGATTAATCTTGCTTATGATTTAATTAATAGTGGGAGATTACATGGGGTTGGAAAGTGTGTAGCGATTACTACTATTGAGGAATTAGAGAAGTACAAAAAGAAAGTGTTAGAGGTTGGAGAGTATGTACTCGATATGGAAACCACAGGACTTGATATCTTTAATGATATTATTGTCGGGATGTGTATTTATGTTGAGGGATTAGATAGTGCTTATATTCCTATCAATCATACTGATATCCATAATGTTCGATTAGATAATCAATTAACAGAGAATCAGGTTGTAGAGGTTTGGAGAGAGGTATTTGAGAATCAGGAAGTAAAACATTTATTCCATAATGGGAAATATGATTATAAAGTTATTTGGTGGAATTGGGATATTAGAATCGCTAATGTGTATTTTGATACCCTAATCGGTTCGTTCTTATTGAATGAAACAGAGCCACATGGACTAAAGCCTTTATACAATAAATATATCTTGAATGGACAGGGAGATAGTTCGGATTTTGGTGATTATTTTGGAGATACACCATTTAATTATATTCCGATTGAAGTTGCCACTATTTATGGGGCAAATGATGGGATTAAGACATATCAGTTATATAAATTCCAAACTCAGTTTTTAAGACCTGACCATGAGAGGGAGGATATGAGAAAACTATATAATGTTCTGATGGATATTGAAATGCCTTTAATTCCTATGTTAGCAGATATTGAGTTACGAGGAGTAGAAATCCGAGAGGAATATGCTAATGAGTTGGCTAAGGAGATGAGAGCCGAGTTAGAGGACATTATAAAAGAGATGGATAAGGATATTGAGGGAATCATGGATAAGATTCAGGAGAATGAGGATTTAGTCCGATTGATGAAAAAGAGTGGCAAGATTAATTATTCATCTCCATCACAGTTGCAGATTCTCTTTTATGATGTATTAGGATTAAAGTCAGGAGATAGAAAGAATCCGAGAGGAACAGGTGAGCCTCAGTTAGAAAGATTAAAGGAGAAGTATGGATTACCGTTTATTAATAATCTTTTAAGATATCGAGGATTGAATAAGTTACTTACGACATATGTTGAGAAAATCCCGAGTGTATTAGAGCCTAAGACAGGAGCAGTACACACACAGTTTAATCAGTTAGGGGCTAAGACAGGTCGTTTCAGTAGTGGGGATAAAATCAGTAAATTAAATCTACAAAACATCCCGAGTAAAGAGAAACGAATCCGTAAGATTTTCAAAGCACGAGAGGGATATTATTTAGTCGGTGGAGATTTCTCGCAGATTGAACCTCGTACTTTAGCTTCATTGAGTGGGGATGAAAAAATGAAACAAGCCTATATTGATGGAAAGGATTTATATTCAATTATGGCGAGTGAGATTTATGGAGTTCCTGTTGAGGAGTGTAAAGAGTTTAGACCTGATGGAACTGTTAATCCTGAGGG